ACGCTTTTCAAATTCTTGTATCTTGCACCACTGTTTAAGATACTGGCCAATTACTTGAACTTCAGTGTTGGTTGGTGCTTTGCTGAATACCAGTTTAAATGGAGTTTGATTTTCTTTGTTTTTCTGTGAACAAAACTCTGCAAGTATATCAAGAGCAGCATTTACTTCACTGTCGTTATCCATGGTGTTGTATTGACCATAGCGTTCAATACGGTTTGGTGAACCAACATAAACATCTGGTAAGTGAGAACTGTAGTTTGCTGCTGCTGGACCTACGCCTTGGCCTTTGTTAAAGCTAAAAGGCGAATAGCTACCGCCAACATTCATACTTGTGGCTACTGGAGTAAAGTGTTTCTTCCAACTCATACTGTTAACGCTCCTTTCAAGAAGTCGTTGCTAATTCCGCGAACCCCGCGGTTGGTTTGATTTGTTGCTGCGAGTAATTGCATGGTAGTAGTATTTAACCGATTTATGGCAGCAACCACATCAGACTGACGAGTCATGTTAGCTTCGCCTGCTGGTATAATCTGTTCTCCTCTATGCACAAACTGTAATCCATCTTTTTGTTCAAACGGATTTCCAGTTGCTCTTAATGTGCCAACTCTTTTGTTTGGTAATGCTGCATTTAGTTGTCCTAATAGTTCTAACGCTTCATTAGAAATTGTTCCTTGTTGATTTTGTATTCTCAATTCATCCAATGCTCTGTTTAAATCGCCAACAGATCTATTGTTACTCCACGGATTTTGGGTGTTGCCAGCCCAGAACCCAGTGTCTAAGCCGCTTGCTGCGAATATCTTATTTACTAATTCTTGTCCACCCACTTCATTAACATCTGTTAATCCGTATAATCCAAATTTAGCAAGATCGTCAAAATTTAATAGTCCATCTCCTTGAATGTCATTTAATATAGTTTCTGCTCCAGCACTATCGGGTGTACCAGTAACTGATGTTCTTTTACCTTCTCCGGTAACAGCTTTTACCGCAGCACTTACTGCTGTGCTAATTAATGTTGGTATCTTTTCATTTATAATATCTAAAATTGAATTTGTCAAGTCTGTGACTAGTGAGGTTAATTTTTGTGTAAACGTTTCACCTGGAGACATACCAAGCCAGTCACGCAGACTGGTTTCTACAGTATCCATTGCATTTGATATAGCATCTGACATTGCTTGTATTACAGTATTGTTCTTCATAAAATCACTAAAGGCAGTGCTTACACTAGAAATTACACCTTGATCAGAAAAAATACTTGAAATTGCATCATTAATTTTTGTAATAAACCCTTGATCGCTTGTTAAGTCTGTGAATATTTTAGTTACTGCATTACTGATGTTTGTTATAAAACCTTGATCGCTTGTTAGGTTTGTAAAAATGTCAGTGACACTTTTTGTTACATCACTTATAAATGTTCCGTCTGCTGTTAGTTTTTCGTATACACCTTTAATACTATCACTGATACTAGTTAAAAAATTACTTGCACCGTCTCCGCTGAATGCATTTGCTATACCGTCTGTGATTTTTTTAAGTATGCCGCCAGCTCGTTGTCCTCTGTTTGGACCTCCAGGTTCACTTTCAATAGGACCTAACAAATAGTCAGCAATAGCATTACCTGCTTCTGTGACTTTCATTTTCAAAAATTCTAAAGGTGTTCCGCCTTCTGCACTAAAGTTATTAAAATCATCTATAAATGCTTGTAACGGTTGAGTAATATTTTCAACAAACCATGTATCAATTGTTGTTGTAAAATTTTTAATGCCTTCGCTTGCATTAGCAAAAGCACCGCTTTCACCTTGTTCGCCAAACAATTGTTTGAATGTCTCAGACAGGCTGTTGCCAATTCTTTTCAAAGATTCAAACGTTTCACTGTTCAAAAATTCCTCTAAGATAAATGATGACAATCTTGATATTGCATCTGAAAATCCTGCAAACAATTCTGTTAGTTTATTACGTTGTTCTTGTTCTTTTTCAGCTGCATCAGGATCAATGTTTGCCATTGCTCTAAAGGCAGGCATCGCATCAAACAGTGCAGCCAAAGGACTACCTTGTGCTCTCAATGCTCTAATCTGTGCTGGATCCATTGCTGCAACAGTATTACCAATAAGAGGACCAAGTTGCTGCATGTTTCTTAGGAATTCAGTATTGCTCATACCTTCCATGTTTCTAATCAAGTTAACCATTTGTTGACCAGCAGCACTTTGACTCAAACCTATTTCTAATTGGCTACCACGCAATCCACTTGCCATGTCCATGATGTCGCCAGTAAAGCCTGGTAAGAAACTTGCAAGACTTGCCATGTTGCGTTCGAGTTGTCCTGCACCGTCAGCACTTGCTCTTGCTTGCAATGCCTGGAATGCTGCACTGTTTTGCAACTCGCTGGTTTGATTCAATAATTCTTGTCTGTTTTTGCCTGTTGCTTTTGCAAGCAAGTCAATTTCTTTTAGATAGTTTGCACTGCCTTCAATTAACTCTGCATTGCTCATGCGTTGCAATAATCCTTGGCGTTGCATGTTGTTTGAATAAGACAGAAAGCCTTCGTTGATATCTTGAGCAGTAAATCCTAATTGTAAAAGTCTTTGACCAAGATCACTTTGACGGATACCTTTTGATATTTCTGAGAAACGTTTTGCACCGTCTGTGACTGTGCCGCCTAGCATCCTTAACACTTCACTGTTGCCAGATATAGTTTCGTAAAACTGTGTCATAGCCATGCCACTGGTTGCAGCAACTTTGTTCATTTCAAAAATACTGTTGCTGAATCCTGCACCAACTTGGCTTAGTTCTCTAAATTGATGTGTGCTTTGGTCAGCATATTCAACTAGTCTTTGTAGTGCGCTGTTGCTGCCTAAAATGTATTTGCTAAAGTCGCTTACACCACTAACACCGTGTTGCAAAACATTGGCATACTTGTTTAAACCTTTTCCAGCTAGGTCAGCTGCTTTACCAAGTAGTCCAAGTTCTTTTGTGCCTTTTGCTACAGAATCATTGTGTGCTTTGCGTAGTCTAGCTTCAGCTTGAGCCGCAGCATTGGTGCCTCTTTGCATTGATCTTGTTAATTCAACAAGTCTCATAAGAGTTGCTTCACTGGCTACACCATCTGGTCCACCTACATTACGAATATCTGTATCAGTCACTTTTGATTCCTAAATTAACTACGCACTTAATTAAATATGGTATATACTGTATAAGTTATTTATCCGGAGAAAAATATGAGCGAAATAACAGCAAATCCGCTGATGAAACATTTTCGTCAGCCCAAATTGTTTATCGATTTACCTAGTAAAGGGTTGTTCTATGCACCTGGATCGCTAGAAAAAACAGAAAACAATCAATATGCAGTTTATCCTATGACGGCAAAAGACGAAATCATGATCAAAACGCCTGATGCATTGCTCAACGGACAAAGCACAGTCAATGTGATTCAAAACTGTGTGCCTGCTATCAAGAACGCATGGATGGTGCCAAGTATTGATCTTGATGCACTGCTTACAGCAATTCGTATTGCAACTTATGGTGAAATGTTAACTATGGATATAACTATTCCAGGCACAGCAGAAGAGCGTAGCTTTGAAACAAACTTAGTTGAATTACTAGACGAACTTAACAGTCAAACTTATGATCCAATCTTTGAACACAACGAGTTTAAAGTAGAAACACAACCAATGAACTATAGACAGTTTACAGATGTTGCACTCAAAACATTTGAAGAACAGCGTATTCTTCGTATTGTTGATGACGAAAAATTGAGTGAAGTAGAAAAACTATCTCAGTTTAATGAAACATTCTCAAGACTCACAGAAATGAATCTAACAAGTGTGTATTCAAGTGTTGTAAGCATCACAGTAGGTGATCAAACTGTAACTGATAAAAATCACATCATGGAGTTTTTACAGAACGCACCTGTTGAATTTTACAAGTCACTGCTTGACCATGTTGATAATCAACGCAAAAAATTTGCTGTAAAACCAAGAAAAATTGTCACAACAGAAGAGGATAGAGCAACTGGCGCTCCTGAAACATTTGAAGTGCCTATTAACTTTGACGCTTCAAATTTTTTCGCATAAGGATCTTGGCTCTCCCCGTGGAGAAAATATTACAAGAGGTCAAGGTCCAAGAAGAAGAAATTAAACAACTCCGCTACGATTTAGCCAAAATGGTTTGGCACATGCGTGGTGGTTTGAGTTATGATGATGCTTTTATGCTGTCTCCAGAGGACAGAGAAGTTATAGCTAAACTTGCCGAAGATAATTTAGAAGTTGCTAAGAAAACACAACAGCCGTTTTTTTAATCTTTAGTTACAGTGTAACCTGCTTTTTTCAAAAGTGCAATTGCTTTTTGTGTTGCATCACCTGGTGCACCCTGAGCAGACTTAAATGTTGCAGGTGGTTCGTCACCAGCAAATTTACCTTTTGAATATCCTGCTTTGCTAGTAAAGCCTTTTCTTACAACTTGGTCAATAACACTTTTGATTTGTCCGCCGCTTAATACATCGCCTGCTGCTGCTTCATCGTATTGACTTGCTGCTAGTCTTGCAATCTTCTGTTGATCAGCTGGCATCTTGTTAATGCTTGCTGCACTTCCTTGATTGCCTAAACCAGCTGCGGCTGCTGCTTGACCAGCTGCTGTCTTTTGTGCTGCTGCTTGGGCTGCTGCTTTTTTATCCTGTGCAGCAGCTTTTGCTCTCATCTTGCTGCCTTTGCTTGGTAGTGCTTTAATAATAGCTGCTGCTTCTGCTCCGTAACCTTTTTGCTTCAAGTAATTTAACAGTGTGCCAGCAGTTGCAGGCTGCTTGCTTGTTTTAAGAAATGCGTTAAACTCAATACGCAATTGATTTACTTCGTCTTTTATACTTTGTTTGCCAGCTTTATTTGCTGCACGTTGTTGACGAGCAAGTTTTCCAAACGGATTTAATCCAATTTCATCTAATTCATTTTGTTCTGCAATAACTTGAAATACTTTCATGAGAGTTTCCTTAATATAAATTATTTATCTTCTGCATATATTTGTTTTAACTTTTCATCAGCAAACACTTCTTTGCCACCTCTATCCTTGAAACCTAATCCAAGAATAATTTTATCACGTATTTCACAGGTGCTGCTCCAACTCAATGTGTTTGCTGCTTGAATAACTTTACCTGTTATCACAGCATTACCTAAAGTTGACTCTAACAGCAAAACAATTCGTGGCAATCTACTAGTGTCACTAGTAACTCTACCAACTGGCAATGTCCAACTTTCTTTGTATATATTTTTTATCTCTTTTTTACGAGTGATAGTTTCATATTCATATCCTTTAAGCATATCAAGGAGTATGTTTAAATCTTTTTCATCAATATGAAACACGCCATCTTCTTCATCACTTGCCCAATTGCGTTCACACTTACCACACTGTCCACTATTAGGTGTTCTCCAACACATTTGTGGAGTATTTGCTTTTTTTACAATATTTCTTACTAATTCTGTTGCCATATTATATTTACTACTATTAAGATGAACTACGTTCATCTGTGTTTTCGTTGTCACTCAACACATATTTGTTTATCTTAAGTGCGAAGCACTGTAGTTTCATACAGATTAATTGGTCAGACGGAACCTACTAGCGGTTCCATCTTCTCAAAGCTTCATACGAGTAGCATGGCCGAGATCGGAAGTAGGTATTTGACTATGCTACTGGGCTCTGACCTTTCCCAACCTACGTCGACATCACGCAAAATGCGCTATCCCCCGCTTCGTTCCTAGTGCTAAGGGGTTTTCGTAGCATACAGCCTGTTGGACTTCACCAGTATCTGATCACGTGGTTACGTGAAGCTCAAGGTGGATCGAACAATTCCGATCAAACAGTGTCCTGATGTGCCTTTAAATTTTCTCTAAGTATTTTTGAACCACCAACTCGAACGTTTATAATACCATTGTAGTATTCATCTGTTTCTAAAACTCTACGTTCAAATTGTTCTCGTGCCTCTAAGTATGACATTTCGCCTCTAGATTTACAAAAGTAAAGTATTTCTCTAGTGAATTTGTTTTCGCCTAATTTTTCTACGTCTGCTATTAGTTTATCTGATGATCCCCAATAGTCTCGCCAATCTGATTCTTTGTGACCTCTGCGTTTGTTCTTTTTGCCTTTTAGAGGTGGCTTGGTTGTTTTAAATTTAGCTAGTTTTTTGCCTACATATTTGCGATTGTCTGTTAAATTGGTTATAAGGTAAACGAATCCTTCATATTCATCCGATATTTCGGTTATTTCTTTACCTTTGTAAGTCCAATTCATATAATAGTTACTTGTTTGTCTTTGCTTCTCGTGCCTTTTCTGGATTATTTTTTGCTCTGCCGTCTTTTACATGCCTAATATGTTCTTGTAGTATTTCTTCTCGCCTAACATTGCATAGATTGCGTAGTTCAGATAGCTTTTTACGCACCTTCCTACGCTTTAGTTCTGCAGGCCTGTGGTTGAATATTTCGTTTAGTTCAAAATATTCAAGGACTGCTAACACTATTTTGTCATGTGTATCCGATTCGTTCATTCTACAATGTCAATGTCTGTTGCATAACTAGTGAACCCGTTTTCCTTTACCACTCTTAGAACATTGTTGACTCTACCAACTAGTTCGTCCTTGTGACTAATCAAGAAAACGTTCTTATCACGCTCTCTAGTCATCTTTTTCAGTATGCCTATGCTGTTTTCTACGCCTGCTGTGTCCATTCCGCTATCAATAAGCTCGTCAATGAACAACAAGTTAATGCCTTGATATAAACTTTCCCAAACATCGCGGAATGCAAAGGAAAGACCGAGTATTAGCCTGTTACGTTCGCCACGTGACAAGTTATCAAAGTCTAAATCCTGTCCTAGCTGTGTAATTTCTACGTTTAAATCATTTTGGAACACAACTTGATGCGGTAAGCCTATTTTATCTAAGTAGTAAGTTAGCCTATTGTTTAGATATGCTAAGTTTTGATCAATAATCTTCTTTCTAATAAACGAATCTTTGTTTGTAAGTAACTTCAACAAGAAGTCTTGATGCTCTTTTACATTGTTTAGTTCGTTAATAGGTGCCCAATTGATCTCTTGTAATGCTGTATTGGTTAAATCGTTAATTTGTGCCTGGTAAGGATCTTCTTCTTGCTGTTTACTTAGCAAAGATTTCTTCAAATTATCTACATTGTTTCTATGTTCATATGCTTCTTTTACAGTTTCATAAAATGTTGTAGGACGACCGTTGATATCACCAATTTTGTTAAGACCTTTAACAACATCATCTAATTTTCCAGCAACTTCTGTCTGATATGCCATAGAATCTTGCAAATCTTTGCTTTTAGTTGCAAGAATCTCTGCTTTTTTGTCTTCATGTAGTGCTTGTCCACATGTATAACAAGTAGCATCGTCAAGTTCTGCAATATCCTTGGTTGCGTTATCTACACTTTTGTTTGCTCTCATTAGAGCACTTTCTAATGTGGCTTTTTCTTTGTTAAGTGCAGCAATTGCAGCGTTTAACTCAGTCCAATTTTGCAATTTTTCATGACTATCTAATTCTGCATCAATATCTAGTTGTTCTAGCTCTATAATAGCAGACTCTAAACGTTCAATATCGGTATTATGCTTGGCTTTCCATGCACGTTGCGTTTGTTTTAGATTGTTAATAGTGTTTTCAATGCCTTCGTTGGCTTTTTGTATAGCTTCTATCTTTAATGTTTCTTCTGTAATAGTATCTTTTGTTAATCTGATACTGTCTTTTAATAAATTTGCCTTTTCTGTAAGTATTGTAATACCAAGTAGCTGTTCAATAATAGCTCTTTGGTCATTTGCTCGCATACTTAGGAAAGGTTCTGTGTATGTATTAAGTGCAACAATGTGTTTGAACATATCATGACTCATATCCAACAAGTCATTGATAGTTTCTTGTGTTTTTCTACTGTCGCCTTGACTGTTATCTTCTAATTCATCAAGTTGTTCACTGTCGTTTACGTAAAACTTTAGTATGTTAGGTGATCTACCACGTTCAATGCGGTATTTGTTACCACCTTTTTCAAAGTTTAGTGTAACCAACATGCCCTTGCTGTTGGTTTTGTTTATCAAGTTGTTACGCTTGATATTTGTTAGTGCTTGGCCGAACAAGGCGTAAGATAATCCATTGATTATTGTAGTTTTGCCTGTTCCGTTTCGTGATCCAGTGTCGTCACCTCCTTGATCTAAATTTTCACCAAGCACTAGAGTGAGTTGATCCTCTTGGAAATCAACTGCTTGGGTAACATTACCCACACTCATAAAGTTTTTTACTGTAAGATCTTTTAATTTAATCATTCTAAACCGTTGTAAATGTTTAACAACAATGCCTTATCAAAGTTGTCACTGTCAATTGCCATAATTTCGTTGCTAACAATTTGATCAACACTTTCAAACTGTGCAATGTCAAGTTCTGTGTTTATTTCTTCAAGTTGTTTGTGTGGAATAAGTGTTATTTCACGGCAATCATAATCTCTAATAAATGTTTCTTTAATGAAACTAGCTTCTTCATAACTTACTGGCAAGTCTAAGGTAACTCTTAGATACATTTTGCTTTTTAGCATTGTATCTTTTTCATCGATCAACTGAGATAGCCTTACAGTTCTATACTTAGGGCAGTCTAGCCAGTTGATATACTCTGGTTCTGCACCATTCTCACGGTCTAATATCATCATACCGCGGTCATCATCCCAAGCATCTGCATAGTTGTGTGGGAAAGCATTACCAATGTAGTGGATCTTGCCTTGCTTCTGACGCTTGTGGAAGTGTCCACTGAACACATACTCTTGATTTACAAAGTGTTCGCTTTTCAGTTCGCCGTGATCTGGCATTTGCACCATAGCATTCATGTAAAAACTAGGAAGTTCAAAGTGTCCAAACAGATACTTTGCTTCAATGCTACTCATACGTTTCCATTCGTCACCTACTAACCAAGGCACTAATGCAACGTCATCTTCGATATGTATATCTTCAATAACTGTCACACCAGGTATATGTCTTGCAAATTCAGTAGATTTTACGTCACGTTTATCCTTGTAATACAAATCGTGATTGCCAGCAAACATATAAAACTTATCAAATGCTGCACCTAGCTTTTCTAAACTGCGTATACCAGAATCCATAGTTGTTAAATTTAAGCTGTTTCTGTTGTGATTCCAGTCACCAGTAAACAAGGCTGTTTCACACCCATGTTCTTTTGCAGTTTTGATAAACCAATCTACATATTCTTCACAATCTTGGTTATGAACTCGCGAATTACCCTTCAATCCAAAGTGGATATCCGTAAAGACAGCGGCTTTTTTAAACAAATTGTTATTCCTTCTACCAACTTGTAGTATAAAACATTATTTTGAGATTGTCAATTACTTTCTTTTTCTCTACGCAAGGCTGCTTCCCATTCGCCTTGGTGCATTCTAGTATGACTTGGGTTAAGATCGTTCATTTCTAGTATATCGTCTCTAATATTTTGGTTACGTTTTTCCAAATTAATCACTCTAACAAAGCTATTTGTAACTGCGGCTGTGTAATATGCAAATGGGTTTTGTGATTTTGATTCATCAAACTGCAAACCAATTTGTGCAAGTTGCAATATTGCTTGACCTTTCATTTCGTCATTATAAGTATATCCACGAACATTGCCTCTAGTAGCATATCTATCTACAAGTTTCATCCACATCATAGCAAGTTTGTTAGTTGCCTTACCGTGATCTTTTGAAAAATGTCCATTTTCCATGCCACCAACCCAATGACTTTTGCCTACACAAATTAAATTATCGTTTTCATCAAACTTGTAGTGCTGATAAGGTGGAAAAGGTAGTTTTGTTTTTTTATCTGCTTCTGTTTTAGGGTTTTTCTTACGTCCTGGCTCTTCAGGAATGTGTTCAAATGTCATAATACGAAATATTAGTTCGTCTTTTTTGATTTTTCTGTAATCTACTTCGCATTCGGCTTGTTTAACTTTTTTACCATTTGCTTTAGCTTGTTCATAAATTTCATTTGATTGTTTTTTTGCTTTTGCACGTTTTGCTTCAGCAATAGTTCTAACATTGATTTTATCAATACTATTCAAAATTAAATCGTAGTCTGCATGTTCTTTTTCTAAATAACTTGCAAATGAATTTTTTGATCTATGTATCTCAATTAACATGTCTTTGTTGTTGAGATAATTAACTCTTCTTGCCATGAGGTCTCCTTACTTGTATTTATAATAAACTACGTAGATAATTTTGTCAACTAAATAGTATATAGGAGATTGAATATGTCTGTAATAAATGTAGTTGGTCAGCTGGTAAACACTGTGCAAACAGCTTTTAATAGTAATCCAATTGTAAAAACAGTGCGCACAATTGATGCTGCAAGAAAGGTATTTTCTTCTGGCAATGCAGAAGACTTTATTACCTTTGTAAGCCAGGGTAGATTAGGAACACAAGTAAGCTACGGTGCTTCACCTAATACTGCAACAGTAAGACAAGCAAGATTAGCCGCAGGTAATCAACAAAACGGCGAAGATTGGCGTGTGCGTATTCATCTTCCTGCTGCACCGGATTATTTTACGCAAAGTCAAATTTTGTCACCTCTTTTTTTAAGTGATTACAGTTTAGTTTTTCCTACAACACCACAGATTCTTTTGTCTAGCATGGCAAATTATGATCAAATACAACCTGTGCATACAAACTATCCTTATCATGTATATGAATCAAGTAGGATAGAAGATATCACAATTAGTGCAGAATTTCCTGTAGAAAACGAAAGAGACGGAGCATATTGGGTAGCAGCAGTGCATTTTTTAAGAAGTATTACAAAAATGTTCTATGGGCAAGGACCTTTGCAAGGTCATCCACCGCCTAGAGTGGCATTATCTGGATATGGTAATTTTATATTTGACCATACACCTGTTATTGTAAAGATGTTTAACCTAGATTTACCAAATGCAGTAGATTACATCAAAGTTCCTTTAGAAGATCAGGTATCACTTGATGATCAAATAAATGTGTCTGGTAATTATTGTTACGTTCCTACATTAAGCACTATTAACGTAACAGTTGCTCCAGCATACAGTAGAACAGCACAAAAGAATTTTAACTTAGAATCATTTATTAAAGGTGATTACATTGGCAATAAAACTAATGGAGGATTTATCTAATGGCAAAATATTCAGCTTCAAGTCCTTACTTTGAAACACCTATAAATGAAAGTTACATGGATATATACCAACCAAGATTTTTACCCGCAGTAGAAAATGATGTAACATATACTATTGAACCGCAATATACATATAGACCAGATTTGTTAAGTTTTGACTTATATGGTAATGCAAAATTATGGTGGGTATTTGCTCTACGCAACATGGATATTATCAAAGATCCAGTCTTTGATTTTAGAGCAGGAACAACTATTAAATTACCGCAAAAAACTACACTTGACTCTGTGCTTGGAGGATAAATGGCATTAGAAAACCCTTTAAACAGTTTTGCTACCTACAACTATAACTTTGAATTTGGTGTTTTAAACGCTAGACAAGCCAACGGCGAACAAAGTTATAAAGATGGTGCAGCAGTTACCATTATCAAGTCTGGAGGGTTCTCTGACAAAAGTTTAACTACAGCTATTGAGGACGATACTGGAACAAATGTTGAATTTTTTATAGACAATGTTAATGCAAGCTACTTGCCTACTGCTAATCCAGGAACTAGTTTTTCAAATGCAATACAAATTGATTTTCAAGTAATAGAACCAGGTAGCGTTGGGTTATTTTTTCAAAGTTTAAGTATTGCAACTGAGCAAGCACTTGGTGTTGGTGTAAGTTATTTGAATGCACCATTTTTATTCAAATGCACATTTAAAGGTTTTGATGATAACAATAATACAAAAATATTGCCATCGCACAATTTAGTATTGTCTTTGATAAATGTAACGTTTGAAGTCACAGCAGCAGGTGCTATGTATCAAGTGAGTGCTATACCTTGGAATCACAAAGCCTTTTTTGATCAAATATGTAGAATACCAAACGATGCTGCTTTAAAAGGGGGAAGTGTAGGAGAAATCTTATCTTGGGGAGAATTTAGTTTAGAAGAGCATCTAAACAAAATTGAAACTGAAAAAGCTAGACAAGATACAAATTATATTCCGCATGAATTTAGAATAGATTTCCCACAAGATATTAGTTTATTAAATTCGGATGGAGCTTATGTAACTACTTCTAGACAATACGAATATTCATTACGTGATAGAGCTAGAAGACAAAGAGATATTGCTGAAGAGCAAAGACAAACAGCAGTATCAGATGCTAGATTAATTCGACAAGCAAACCAACCTAGAGTTACAGCATTAGAACAAACACTCTCTGGATTTGCAGATCCGTTTGAAAAACTACAAGCTGAAAGAAATCTAGCACAAATCAATAGACAAATACCAAATCCTCGTAGTATAAGAGCAAATGCAGTTATAAATGAAAACGAAAACGAATTAGGACAAGCACTTATTACAGATGATCAATTTGCCTACGGAAATATTCCTTTTAAAACATTAGTTGACGGTCAAATAAGAGAAAACCCAGACGGAACAAAAGTGATTACTAGAGGATCAATGACATTTGATCCAGATAATAGAGAATTTCAATTTGGTGTTGGTGAAAAAATTGAAAAAATTATTGAAGGTGTTTTACTTGGAAGTGCATGGGGAAAGGCTAAAGCAGATGAACTTGCTGTAATAGATGGTTTTGGAGATCAAGGAGAAATAACTTGGTTTAAAATTCATTCTCGTAGCGAAATAATTGATCCAAGTATGATGGCAAAAACAGGTAATCCTGCAATGCGTTATACTTACATTGTGACACCGCAGAGCATTCATTCAAGTAGAATTACTGGACTAGCACCCCAAACTTACAGTCCTCAAATCAAAAAAGCAGTAAAACACTACAATTATGTGTATACAGGACTTAACACAGATATTATAGATTTTACTTTTAATATTAACAATGCATTCTACAAAGAAATGACTAGACTTGGATCACAAGGCGGTCAGGACACTATGCAAAATTCAGGTAATAGGGCAGTAATAGAACCTACATCACAAAGTGTTTCAAGTGTTGGCCCAGGATTTTCAGTTACAGCCAGCGAAGATTTTTCTAATCCGTCTGGTAATGTAGCCACAGGCAGTGGCACAACATCACCGTCAGGCGGATCTGGTGACGATAGCGGTAAAAGAAGAATAGCAGAACATTTTAACAAGTTAATTCTCAACAGTGACCAAGATAATGTTATGCTTGATTTAAGAATTTGGGGAGATCCTTTTTATTTTACTGAAGCTGACTTTGGCAACAATCATCCTCAATCTAGTGCAATTGGTGTAACAGACAAAGGACATCTTGATATTACAAGAGGCGAAGTTTTTGTTTTGATTAGTTTTAGGACAAGTGTAGATTTTGTTGGCAACCTTACTGCATTAGATCCTGCAAATGCTTTTAGCGGCGTATACAAGATTGTAACTTTCCGTAATGAATTTGCAAACGGAACATTTACACAAACTTTGAATTTAATGAAAATGCCAGGACAAACATTAGAAGATCAAAATTTATCTAATAGTTTAGTTTTATCAAATCTTTATTCTAATCCAAATTTAGTTTTAGGAAATATCAACAGAAAAATTGCAAGTCAATCAGTTGCAACACAAGCTCTTTTACAAAAAACTGAATATGGTATAAACTCATTATTAACAGGATTTTCAAACAATCAAATTGATAAAATTCCTGAATTGTTTAGTGGCACAGCAATAAATGATATAGCACAAAATGTTTTTAGTGCATTTAATCAAATTAATTTAATTGCAAATACCTTGAACAGAACAATTGGTGCCCTGTCAAGTATTTTGCCAAGCGGATTTGGCGGTCAACTTAACAGTGCATTAGGTCAACTTAACCAAGGGTTACCAGCAGCAGCACAACAACTACAAAATCAAATACCTGGATTATTTAATAACATTACAAGTAGTAGTCTTGCTAATGCAGTATTAGCTGGCAGTCAAGATATCAATGGCGATATTAGTAGAGTGATTGCAGGCGGCGCAGGATTACAAGCCGAAATTAATGCAGCTATTGCAGCAGGACAACCGCAACTTGCGGCTGCACTATCACAAGCACAAGCACAACTGCCTATAACATTGCAAAAACTTTCTGCAGAATTGCCAGATGTTATGCAAAAATTCCAAGGACAATTGCCTGCTGAATTAGCAAATGCTGTCCAACAAATGCCTGCGTCAATACAGAAGAATTTTGACAAGATACCTGGTTATATACAACAGGCAACTGTAACTTCTTTTGCACAAGCAGCAGAAAATTTCCAAAGCGGCGCCGCAGCAAGAATTACTAGACAATTTGGAGGCAAGTTATTCTAATGCCAGAACCACGTAATATAAGAACTGAATTTACTAGGAAAAGCGATAACACCGTTACTTTTGATCCAGGCATATATATTGGAAGAGTAATAGGACATTTAGACCAAACTTTTATGGGTGGTTTAAAAGTTAATTTGTTAAAAGCAAATTCAAACGGTAATGATTGGGATGATACAGGACAAAGTATACAGTGTTTGTATGCAAGTCCTTTTTCTGGACAAACGCCTTTGCATCAAGTAGGTGCAAATAACACATATGCAGACACACAACAAAGTTACGGTTTTTGGGCTGTGCCTCCTGATGTTGGCACAAAAGTTATTGTATTACTTGTGGAAGGAAGAAAAGATTTTGGCTATTGGATTGCATGTATACAAGATACGTTTACAAACTTTACAATTCCTGATGGCAGAACTTCTACTTACATAAACGAACTTGGTCAAAAATTGCCTGTAGGAGAATACAATAAAGCATTGACTTCTCCAGATGGCGAAAATCAACCTACAAAATTTTTAAAACCTGTTAATACAGATTTTGTAAATGTTTTAACTAGAGCAGGATTAATCACAGACGATGTAAGAGGACTTACCACAAGCAGTGCAAGAAGGGAACTACCGAGCACAGTGTTCGGTATGAACACTCCAGGGCCTTTTGATAAAAGACAAAATGCTCCAACCTATCAACACGGTAAAGGCGAAATCGAATTTTATAAATCACGACTTGGTGGACACAGTATTGTTATGGACGACGGTGATGACAAATTTTTACGCAAAGGGAATCCGGAATCTACACCTTTTGAATATGCAGACATTGAAAACACAGAGGACACAGGTGATGTAACTAGACCTGCAAATGAATTGTTTAGAATTAGAACACGCACAGGTCATCAGATACTTTTACACAATACAGAAGATTTAATTTATATTAGTAATAGTAAAGGGACTAGCTGGATAGAAATGTCTAGCAACGGCAAAATTGATGTATACGCTCAAGATAGTGTTAGTATTCACAGTGAAAACGATTTAAACTTTACAGCCGATAGAGACATAAATCTAACTGCAAACGAAAACATGAATATCAGTGCAGGCAAAGATATTGCAATCGATGCTGGAAATAGCGTTGGCATTTCGGCACAGCAAGAAGTAGCAGTAAATGCTGGAGCAAACATTAGTTTGACAGGCCACGACGGCATTGGACTTTATGGTAATGATAACATTAGTTTAACCAGTAAAGGCACTCTCAATGTAATTAGCCAGCAACATTTGGCAGTTGGTAGTGCAGAAAGCGTAGGCATTGAAGGTTGCGAATTTGTAAAAATTACTACTGACGGTGATTATCACATGAAAGCACTAGGTAGCAGTTATCATCAAGTAGATGGTCAAAATCATTTTAGTAGCGAACTGCAAACATATATAACTTCTGCAAATACATTAGAACTTTACAGCACAGGTGCAACTAAATTATATTCACAAGCATTGATGAGTTTACAAGCAGATGGCGCCAACATTCAAACAACTGCTACTGAAATACATTTGAATAGTAGTAGTTATCCTGCTGACACTGCTATAGAATCTCGTGAAGCTACATTGCCACCTGCTCCTAATCCGTTTTTGCCAAATGCACCTGTAAGGGCAGCAGTTGCAGCACGAGTGCCTGAGCATGAACCGTGGCCACAGCATGAAAACTTAAATCCAGCAGCCTATACAGTTGAAAAAACTAGAGCAGGAACACAGCAAGTTAATAGTCATTTGAGTTCAACATTGCCTGATACTTTTGCAGCAGTCGGTGCCGGAAGTGTGACACCTGTTTCGAGTGCAGTAAAAGATGATGATATTAATAAAAAATCAAACAGAGATGCTGCTGCATTTCCAAATGCATCTGCAGGGCAATTTGCAGTAGTAGCTGTAGGTATAGAAGACATAGGCGATCCTGAGAAAGCAAAAGTTAACGTTAGAAAAATTATTGTTGATTTGAATGCATTAGGATACAAAGTTGTAATTGTTTCACCAAATATAAATCCTCCATTTGGTCATCCTATTGAAAATGATTTGAAAACACTTGCAAGAGCTGTTAATGATGCAGCATTAGCAAATGGTGCTATAGTTGAAAATCCAGTGTATGATACAACTGATCCAACATTAATTACACCTGACGCTGCACAAGAAATTGCAGACAAATATAGATCAACATCAAGATACTTTGGTAGTGCTACAGTAGGTTCTACAATTGCTTCAGCAGCAGGCGGATCTGTTGAAGTATCTGGAGGCACACAAGCTGTAGCTGAAGCAACAACCGATGTGGCAGTAGCGCAACTCCAACAAGATTATCCGCCAGCTGGAACAACAGGCACGCAATATGGATGCAATGGTCCTAGCGATGGACCATTGTCGGCTCCTCCGGCAGGCTTAATAACTGGATTCACAGAGGCAGAAACTCTTGCTTATCTTAATGCTATTGGCTTTAGAGAAAGCGGTTTGCGTTATAATTGCACAAATAGCATTGGTTTTGCAGGAAAATATCAGTTTGGTGGCTATGCACTTAAAGAAGGCGGCTACATTAGAAAAAGCGTCCAAGGCGGCAGTCCAAGACTAAGACTTAATCCAGATAATTGGACAGGAAAAGACGGAGTAAATAATGTCGACGATTGGTTGGCAAACAAAGGAGATTGCCAAGAAAAAGGCATGATACTTTACACTAATGCAAATGTAAGATATCTCAAAGCTAATGGTAGTATTAGAGAAGGCGACACTAAACAGTTAATAGCTGGATTGTTGATGGGTGCGCATCTAAAAGGACCCAACGATGTTAGAAAATGGCGCAACGAAACTGCGGTAGGAACAGACGCTTACGGCACTAGCATTGATGAATATATACAGTTGGGACAAGCCACTGTTCCAAACACAGGAGTATACGGATAATGTGTCAAATAGTTATACCAGGTAATCCAGTTCCGTCTCCGTCAAGAGCATTAGAAGCTGGCGAAATTGATAGATATTTTTTACCTTTTGATGATAATACACAAAGTAGTGTTTTCACTCCACCAGATGCTCTTACAGGAGTGGGAGATTTTGATCCTAATATTGGCGGTAATTATCAACCTGTACAACCTCCAGAAAATCCGCCACCTGCTGGCACAGCATTTGCAAGTTTGCAACAAATATTAGAAGCGTTTCCTAGTCAAGATTGGAAAGAAAGAGGAAATCCTCCTAATCCAAATATTGCTGAAGCATGGGAAGTTGCTGGCGGCGGCAGAATGAGTGTTGATGGACCAAAAACAAATCCATGGTGTGCAGCATTTGTGACCTGGGTATTGTGGAAATGTGGATTAGAACATATTGTTCCTGGTATGGGTAGCCAAAGTTATTTACGATATGGAAAATCAGTAGATTGGCGAGATTTTACAAAAATTAGAAAATACGATTTGGTTGTACTTACACGTAAAGAAGAATCACGTTATGGACATGTTGGGTTTGTGCATAGTATTGATCCTGCTGCAAACAGAATTAGAATGTTTGGAGGTAATCAAAGCAATGGTAAAAATCCATTATCGAATTTTAGAATTGTAAATAGAGAAACCACAGGATTATACTTAAATCAAATTAGAAGAAACTGGGAAATTCCAGCTGGGTTTGATATACCTCTGGTAACAATACAGTCAGAACAAAATACAAGCGGCCCGCCGTCTAGTGATACTGGTGTATACGAAACAAGCACAAGATAGGTTAAATACATTATGAGCACGTTAGAAAAGAATCTATATAAAAATTTAAAAATAACAACACCTAAATCTAGTAATAATGTTTTGGTTGACAAAAGTTATAAAGGACTTAGCACAGTTTCTTCTAACGAAAAAACGTTTCAACTGCGTAATTTAGATTTAATCAAGCAAGATATTTTAAATCACTTTCACATTAAAGTAGGCGAGCGTTTGGAAAATCCAAGATTTGGTTGTATAATTTGGGATGTTTTATTTGAACCTCTTACTGAACCAATAAAACGTGCTGTATTGGATAATGTAACACAAATATTGAATTATGATCCAAGAGTGCAAGCCGAAAATATTATTGTTGATGCGTATGAATCAGGTATTCAAGTTTATGCAGACTTGACCTATTTAGATTATAATATAAGTGAACGTTTAACACTTCGTTTTGATAACGAAAACCAGCTTTAGTTTTAATGTGCGTAGTTTATAAATCTCATAAATATTACATTAGCTAAGGAAAAAGACATGTCATCTACAGATAGGCAAAACCGATTATTATTAGCCGAAGATTGGCAAAAAATTTATCAAAGTTTCAAATACGCAGATTTCAAAAGCTATGATTTTGACAATCTACGTAGAACAATGATCAATTATATTAGACAAAATTATCCAGAAGATTTTAATGATTATATTGAAAGTTCTGAATACCTATCTTTGATTGATTTAATTGCATTCCTTGGCCAAAATATTAGCTTTAGGGTTGATCTAAATGCTAGAGAAAATTTTATTGAATTAGCAGAGCGTAGAGAAAGTGTTTTAAGATTAGCAAGACTTATTAGTTATAATGTAACAAGAAATCAAACTGCCAACGGATTACTCAAAATAGACAGCGTGACGACAACAGAAAATATTGTTGACACAACAGGAACCAACATTTCGGGTAAGTCTGTAAAATGGAATGATCAAACAAATAGTAATTGGTATGAACAATTTATTAAAATTATGAATGCAGCAATGCTTGATCAAAATCAGTTTGGTTCTCCTCGTAAGTCTGACATTGTCAATGGTATTCCAACAGAAAAATATAAACTTAATAATTTACAATCTGCATTTCCAGTGTTCAGTTTTAACAAAGTTATTAACGGCACAAATTTAGATTTTGAAGTTGTTGGTGCTGATATCGACAATGGTGAAATAATTGAAGAAGCGCCGTTGACAGGAAACAAATTCAGTTTGTTATATAGAGACAACGGCCAAGGCGCAGGTAGTTCCAACACAGGATTTTTCCTACACTTTAGACAAGGAACACTACAACGAGGTGACTTTTCGGTAAGTTTACCCACACCTAATCAAAATGTAGAAATAGATGCAACAAATGTAAACAACAGTGACGTATGGTTATACAGTTTAAATTCACAAGGAGTTGAGGAAACTGCTTGGACAAAAGTTGATGCTGTTGAAGGTAATAATGTAATTTATAATAGCATTGCAAAAAATATAAAAAATATTTTCAGTGTGTTAACTAGAACAAATGATAGAATTAGTTTAATTTTTAGCGATGGTGTTTTTGGTAATTTACCTAAAGGCAATTTTAGAGCTTACTATAGAACAAGTGCAAATTTAGATTATACTATTTTTGCAAATAATATACAAAATATCAAAGTCAGTATTCCATATACTTCTGGTATTGGACGCAACGAAACTTTATCAATAGTTTGCAGCCTAAAGCAACCAGTTACCAATGGCGCAAGCACAGAATCAACAGATAGTATACGTGACAATGCACCTAGCACATACTACACTCAAAACAGATTAATCACAGGTGAGGATTATAACCTAGGTCCGTTGGGTGTAAGTCAAGATATTATCAAAGCAAAAGCAGTAAACAGAACCAGCAGTGGTATTAATAGATATTATGATTTAAGAGATAGCACAGGAAAATACAGCACTACAAATATGTTTGGAACCGACGGAGTTATTTACAAAGATTATAAAACAGAAAAAACAAATTTTAGTTTTGTTACAAAAACTGATATTGAAGGTGTAATAAACAACACTGTTACTAATCTACTCGAAGATAACAATTTGCGCAATTATTATTATGATAAGTTTACAGATCAAGATTATAGTGATTTAAGCGTAGTTTGGCAACAAACTACAAAGGATACAAATAGAAGCACTGGATTTATTGTTGATAGTTCAAATGCAAGCGATACATCAGCATTCAAGTATACTGTTTCCAGCTTTACAGAAGGTGTATTTAGATATTTAGAACCAGGAGCGTTGGTCAAATTTACTGCGCCAACAGGCCAGCATTTTATGCCTGATGGAACATTGATGTTAGGAGCAGCAGATCACGCAGGATCTAGTAGTTACAAATGGGTAAAAGTAGTTGCTGTGAATAACGGCGGTAATGAACTGTCTGCATCAGGTCTAGGTGGTATTACATTTAATGATATTATTCCTACAGGAGCAATTTTAAATAAAATCAAACCAAAGTTTGTTAGAGATTTAATTGATGATGTAAAAAGTGTTTTAGTAGATCAAATATTTGCATACAGAACTGTTGCGCTAAGATACAACACAAGCACAAGACGTTGGGCAGTAGTGACACAAGAAAATGTTAATACTACTCAAGAATGGAGTAGTGGGTTAACTGGTGACATTACACAGCAAAATTTAGATAGAAGTTGGCTTGTTTTATTTGAAACCAACGGAGTTGAATACACAATCACATCGAGGACATTACGATATGTGTTTGAAAGCGACAAGGAAGTAAGATTCTTTTATGATTCTACTAAAAAGATTTACGATAGTAAAACAGGTGAAATTGTAAGAGACAAAATAAGCATTTTAAATATTAACAAGAATCTTGCCAGCACAGGTCAATTAACACCGTTCACAGTCGATTATGATTGGGCAGTAAGTGCTGAATACAGAGACGGTATTGGATACGTAAACAGTAAAAAAGTTGAAGTTGTATTTTTTGATAATGACGACGACGGTGTAGTAGACAATCCTCAAATATTTGAAGATATCACTGCTAACAATAATTCGTCACAATCTAAATATGTTTTTGTTAAAAAATCTACAAACGATAATGAGTTTTACTATTATGTAGATGCAGCCGCAGAAAACATTAGAGTAGTAACAAGTGAAGTAGAAGCAACAGTTACAACACCAGGAGATCCTATTTTTTATGTGTCTTCAACAAACGTTTTTTACAAGGTCAACAGCACAGCAAGAACAAGACAATTGATTTTTAACTATAAAGGTTACTTGGGTAGAGCAGGATTGAAATTTCAATATTTACATGCAAGCGATGAAAACAATAGAATTGATCCAAGTAGTAGCAATATAATGGATACATATTTGTTAACAAAACAATATGATACAAGTTATAGACAGTATCTTGCTGGAGCATTTGCTGCCGAGCCATTACCAATGAGTAGTGATCAGTTATTTAGAACTTATGGCGGCGAAATAAACAAAATAAAAAGTATAAGTGATGAAATTGTTTATCATCCAGTAAAGTTTAAAGTTTTGTTTGGTTCAAAAGCAACTCCAAGTCTGCAAGCAACTTTAAAAGTTGTAAAAAACACAGACAGAGTAGTTAACGATCAAGATGTAAAAAGTAAAATTATCGAAGCAATAGAAGAATTTTTTGCTTTAGAAAATTGGAATTTTGGAGAAACATTTTACTGGAGTGAGCTTAGTGCATATATTATGCAGTCGTTAGCACCTGATTTACACAGTATTGTTTTAGTTCCAAACAGTGCTACAGATAGCTTTGGAAGTTTATTTGAAGTAAAGTCTGAAAATGATGAAATATTTATAAGTGGTGCAACAGTAGATAATGTTGAAATAATTACAGCAATTACAGCAGAACGCCTAAAAGCAAGTGGAGCAATTGTAACATCTGTTAACGATACAAGTCAAGCGGTATCTAGTTCATCAGAAACAGTTGTGACTACAACAAGTAGTAGTTCTAATAGCGGAGGAAGCAGTTACTAATGGAAAGTATTGATTATCCATTGCCAATTGGCGATTCAGACAGATCAGCTAAAAACTTGTTACCAAGGTATTTTAGAACAGATACAAACAATAAGTTTGTTCAGTCAACCATTGATTCAATGATTTCTGAAGGTGTAATCGAAAAATTAGATGCATATGTAGGAAGAAGAAATTCTCCTACAGCAAAGGTTACAGATACTTTTTTACCTGATGTATCTACAGATAGAGAAAACTATCAGTTTGAATCTAGTATTGTAAGTAAAGATGATTTAGGTAATGTTAATTTTTATTCTTCATATACAGATCTATTAGGTGTTATAAAAACATATAAAGGTAGTGTGAACAATCACAGTGTGCTAAATTCACAAACAAGTTATAGTTGGAATCCGCACATTGATTTTGATAAGTTTACAAATTTTAGAGAATATTATTGGCTGCCACTTGGTCCAATTCCGGTTGCTGTTAGTGGATCTCAACGAGGTATAACCAGTGTTTACAATGTTGAGTTGGGAACCGACGATCAAACACAAAGCTATGTTTTTTCTCCAGATGGAATAACAAAAAATCCAACATTAAAATTATATAAAGGTCAAACTTATAAATTTGATATTAACACTCCAGGTGAACCTATTTCTTTTGTAACAAATATTGCATATCAAGATAATGATCCTCTTTTAGAAATTGATGCAGAAAATATCAGCACAATTTACAATACAAATATCAAAAGATACAAAAGAAATCAAGACGGTGCATACATTGAAACAGACGATGTATGGATTGAAAACGGCCGTATTGAATTTACTCCAGACGATACAGTTCCACCACTTTTATATTATGCAAGTAAAAACAATGCAAATATGAATGGATTGCTTAACTTTTATAACATAAATGAAAATTCTCAAATTAATGTAGAAGATGAAATTATAGGTAAAAAATCATATCAATCTCCAATTGGTGGAAATTTATCAAATGGTCAGCGTATCTTTTTTGTAGGCGAGGTAACTCCAAAAAAATATGCAACAGGAAATTATTTTGTTGAAGGAGTTGGGTCTTCTATTAGATTGATACCAGAAACAGAATTAGAAATTCCAGTTCCTTTTACAACAGTAAAAAATGTTCCATTTGATGGCGAGGAATTTGGCTTTGACGAATATCCTTATGAAGATGCTGCTGCTTTTGTTGCACAAAAAGATTATATCACAATCAACAGAGGTAGTCCAGATAAAAACCCGTGGTCAAGATATAACAGATGGTTCCATAGGGATGTTATTGTAGAAAGTTATAACCAAGCAGGGTTACCTGTAGAAATTGACGAGGAAGCTAGAGCCAAGCGTCCAATTATTGAGTATACATCTGGTTTAAAATTATATAATCATGGTGCTGTTGCAAAAGATAATGTTGATCTAATAGATACGTTTACAACTGATGTTTTTAGCACTATTGAAGGAAAAGGTGGATACATTATTGATGGTGTTGAAGTCACAGATGGCATGAGATTATTGTTCACAGCTGACAAAGACATACTTGTTGCAGGAAAAATTTATAAAGTAAAATTTATTAACTTTGGAACAGGCACAATAAAAAATAGACAAATAACTTTAATTGAAGAAGCAGATACTATTCCAAACGAAGGCGATACTGTATTAGTTTCTCAAGGTAATGTTAATGCTGGAAAGATGTTCCATTATGCAAATAACAAATGGAATAAAGCTCAAGAAAAAACATCTGTAAATCAACAACCTCATTTTGATTTATTTGATTCAAATGCATATAGTTATGGCGATACTACACAGTATGTAGGAACAAGTTTTATAGGGACAAAACTTTTTTCTTATGCAAAAGGAAGCGGCTCTAACGATGTAGAACTTGGATTTCCGTTGAAATACCAAAGTATTAACAATTTTGGTGATATTGTTTTTGATTTTAATTATCACACCGATAAATTTACCTATCAAGACAGTTCTCAAAATATTGTAGAAAAAAATACTTCAAGTGGTTTCTTCAAAATCTTTAACCAAGACGGCAGTTATAAATGGAAAAGCGTCTGGGAAAAAACATATTTTAAATCAAGACAACCTGTTATTAGACAATATAACGGACAATTAAATAATTTTCCTGTAGATGTATTTGATAATAGTCATTTACTCGATGATCTAGTGGTTAGAGTTTTTGTCAACAACAAAAAGAAAATTGAAGGTGTTGATTACACATTAGATAACACTGTAAAATACAAACAAGTAAGATTTTTTAATAATTTAGATAGTGAAAGTATTGTAGTTTTAAAATGTTATAGTTCTGCAAACAAAAACGTTAATGGATATTATGAAATACCAAAGAATTTGGAAAGCAATCCACAAAATGAAAATCTTACAACATTTACACTCGGTGAAGTAAACAAACATGTTAACAGTATTGTTGAAAATTATCATCCAGTAGCACAAGGTAGTATACCTGGAAATACAAACCTAAGAGATTTACCAAACATTACTCAATACGGAACGCAGTTTATGAAACACAGCGGACCTGTAAATTTAGCAGCATATCATTTGGTAGATAAGGATGCAAACATAATTAAATCTATTCAATTTGCTATGAAAGAATACAGCAGATTTAAAAGTAGCTTTCTTTTTACAGCAAACCAAACTGGATTTCATGGAGATACCAAAAAACATGTTGACTTGATAATGAATACTTTGAACAAAGACAAAACATCAAGTATGCCGTTTTTTGCATCTGATATGATTCCGATGAATGCAACTACAGAAACGATTCATGAAATAGAATATGACGAAACAGCATATTTGCCTACAAGTTTTACAAACTTTGATTTGAAAACTCTCAGCAACAAAGCAGTTTTAGTTTATGTTAACGGCGAACAAAAATATCAAGGTGTAGATTACGATTTTGAAAATGGATTTATAAAATACTATAATCCAACAATAGGACAAGACATAGTTGTATATGAATATGAAAACACAAACGGGTGCTATGTTCCACCTACACCAACTAAATTAGGTTTGTATCCGTTATACAAACCAGAGTTCCAAACAATTACAGGTGCTAATGGAAATGTTGATGTTATTGTTGGACATGATGGAAGTTATACTGTAAGATTTGATGATTATAGAGATGAACTATTATTAGATCTTGAAAAAAGAATTTACAACAATATTAAAACATCTTATAACACTGAATATTTAGATATTCATGATTTTATAGGTGGATTTAATAGAAAGACAGGTGTTAGTAGAGAAACAATTGATAGCCTTATTCTTGAAGATTTTAGTTCATGGTTAAGCACAGCTGGAAATCCAAATTATACTGAAAATACAAATTGGAGCGGCGAAAATAGTTTTACATTTAATTATAGAAGCATGTCAGATGCAGATGGCAATAGATTACCTGGTGGGTGGCGTGCAATCTTTAAACAGTTCTATGATACAGACCGTCCGCATACACATCCTTGGGAAATGCTAGGTTTTTCAATTGAGCCTACATGGTGGCAAGATGTTTATGGTCCTGCGCCATACACTCTAAGTAATACAGTGCTATGGCAAGATTTACGTGACGGTTTTGTAAAAGAACCTGGCAAATCTGTAAAGACATTAGACAAGTATAAACGTCCAAATTTATTGTCTATTATTCCTACTGACGAAAATGGAAATTTACGTTCACCTTTGGATAGCGGAATAGCACAAGGATTTTATCTACCTTCTACAAGCGAGCCTTTTGTTTACGGAGATCAAGGACCAACCGAAAGTGCATTTAGAAATAGCAGTGATTATAGATTTGCTATACTAAAGGCTTGGATTGTAAGTAAGCCATGTGAAGTTTTTGGATTAGGTTTTGATAGAAGTAGAATTATCAAAGATATGGCAGGCAATTTTGTTTACAATGAAACTGGACAAGCTATTACAACAAAAGATATAATTTTTCCCACACTCACTGGCAATGAATCAAAACAACATTTTACTGCTGGTTTAATAAATTACATAGCAAATTATGTGAAATGGGCAGTGTCATCTAGTTATGATTCTTATCAGTCAGATTTAAAAAGGCTAGACAATCAATTAAGCATAAAATTAGCCGGCTTTGCTGAAAAAAATAAATTGAAATTGTTACTTGACAGCAGAAGTCCGTTGAATAAAACCAGCGTATTTGTTCCAGAAGAAAATTATCAAATATTTTTAAATACTTCTTCAGTTCAACAAGTTGCAACACTTAGTGGCATTTTGATTACAGTGAGCGATAGTGGATATATTATAGAAGGTTATGACAATCAAAATCCTTCATTTACAATTTATCCTTATATAGAAACACAAAGTGATAGTGCTATTAATGTTGGAGGAATTAGTGAAAAATTCTTAAACTGGAGCGAGTCTAATACATACACAATTGGCACAGTTGTAAAATACAACAATGAATTTTATAGAGCAAAAGTTTCTCATGTAAGCTCTAATGAATTTGAAAATAAAAATTTTACTAAGTTAGCAGAGCTTCCTGTTCAAGGAGGTAAAACCGGCGTTATTAGAAGAAGATTCAACAAAACTGCTACAAGTGTTCCTTACGGACAGATTTACAAAACAGAACAAGACGTTGTAGACTTCCTGTTAGGGTATGAAGCATACTTAAAAGACGACGGTTGGAACTTTGAAAACATTAATCCTGAAAGTGGGCAAGTAGAAGACATGCTGCTACTAATAAAAGAGTTTTTATTCTTTACCACACAAAACTGGGACAATGATACAGTATTAGCCATTAGTCCTGCTGCTAACAGAGTTACATTTTCAAAAAACAATTTTACTATTGATAATGTATATGATAATTTTTACGATGTATCTATATTAGACGGAAACGGCAATGCAATAGACAGTAGTTTAACAAATATTTTTAGAGACAAAGATACAAAATTTACAATTAATCCTGTTGGCACACCGGAAGGTATATTCTTAATTAAATTACCATTAGTGCAAAAAGAACATGTGGTATTGATTGATAATCAAACAGTATTCAATGATGTTATTTTTGATAAAGCAGCTGGCTTTAGACAAGAACGTATCAAACTTGTAGGGTATAGAACAGATAATTGGACTGGTAGTTTGAGTATACCAGGATTTTTTTATGATGAAGCAAAAATTGTTGATTGGCGAGAAAACACAGATTATCGTATAGGCGATGTAGTAAAATACAAAGAATTTTATTATAGTGCATTTGGAAATCATAGTTCTAAACAAACATTTGACAATACAAAATGGCGTAGACTATCTGAAAAACCTGTATCGCAAATTTATCCAAACTGGGATTATAAAGTTAATCAGTTTGCAGATTTTTATGATTTAGATACAGATAATTTTGACACAGAACAACAACGTTTAGCACAGCATTTAATTGGCTATCAAAAACGTCAATATTTAGAAAATATTATTACCGATAATGTGAGCCAATATAAATTTTATCAAGGATTTATACAAGAAAAAGGCACAAATAATGCTATGACCAAGTTGTTTGATGCTTTAGGTTCTTCTAATAAAGACAGTGTTGAGCTATATGAAGAATGGGCAATTAGAGCTGGACAATACGGAGCAATTGATAATATTCAAGAAATTGAATACAAACTTGACGAAAGCAAATACAGAATTGAACCGCAGTTATTTGAACTTAATAACAATATTACAATTGGCAGAACTGACTTAGTTTATGAAATTGCTAAAAATCAAGTTTTCAAATCGCCAGAAGATTACGATCATACATTAACAAGTGTAATATCTAATACGGATACATTTACAAAAAATTCAGGATATGTTAGGTCAGAGGATGTAGAATTTATTGTAACATCTAAAGATTCTATTTTGAATATAGATATTGACAACTTAGAAATTGGCAAACACATTTGGGTAACTACTGACAAACAATCTTGGACAGTTTTAAAGCACAGTCAAAGTGATTTAGAAATACTAGGATTTACAAATTTAACACTTGCGTCGAGTAATTCTGGTGTAAAAATAAATTGCGATAGACAAGTTGACGATATTGCTGTTGACGATATTATAGGAATATTTTCTAGTATTCCAAATTTAAAAGGATTTTACAAAGTAACAGAAGTATTAGGCAGTGACATTACATTTGATTTAGGATCAAGTGAAATTGAAATTTCTTTTGAAGATCCTGATGATAGTTTTTCAGCAGCCGGCGGCGCAAGTTTAAGTAGATTTGTAACAAGAAGATTTGCTGACTTTGAAACACTAAATTTAAATATTGAAGATATACAAAAAGATGCAGCTGACAGACTTTGGGTAGACGATAACGGACAAGGTATTTTCAGTGTATACGAAAATAACAGTGTAATTAGTTTACAACAAGAATATGCAAATTTAGATTCACAGCTTAACCGTGTAGCGGAATCATATGACATTAACTTTGGAAACACAACACTTGTTAGAGGTGACAGCACCGACACGTCATCTACAAGAATAGGCAAAGTATCTTTACTGATTAGAAATGCAGAAAGTTTTACATATTCTGCAGGAGCAATTTTTGAACCAGAACAAGAAGCTGACATAAATTCTGGATACGGTGCAAGTGTTGCAATTTCACCAGATAGTAAATTTATTGCAGTTGGTGCACCACGAGCTGATAATGCGTTAACACAATTTAAAGGCACTTATGATCCAACTGAAGCATACGACCAAGGTGATATAGTAGTTGACAGAGGCACACTATGGAGAGCCAAACAAGCTGTAAGCAACTGGCATGACAGTTATAGCGATAGTAGCACTATTTCTGATAGCGACAGTAATGATTGGGAACCAGCATATTATATTCCTGCTGGTGTAGGAAATTCATCAGGATTGAGTAATCAAGGTATTGTTCATATTTACAAGTTTGATGATTCTACAAGAGAGTATACCTTAGACATAGTTATGTGTAGTCCTGATCCAAATGCAGAAGAACAATTTGGTTATCAAGTAGAATTAAGAAAAAATATAAATGGTATACATCAATTGTATGTTAGTGCTCCTGGTATTGACGTAGGTCGTGTTTATTTCTTTGAATTTGACGACGAATGGAAGTGGACGAGAAATAGAAGCTACAAAGGTGTGTTTGATGTAAATGAAAAATATAGAGAAAACGATATAGTTTTCTACCAAGGTGCATTGTATCAAGCACTTGTTGAAAGAATTCCTCTAACAACTCCTGTTAATGATAAATTACCTACAGATACAAATAGTTGGATTGCAGCACAAGATATAGAACACACCGGATATATTCCTAATAGATACCAAGAATTAGACGGTGACTCTGATACAGGCGAATCAAATTTTGGCATTAAATTTGACGTAAATGACAATGGAGATAAAATTGTTGTTGAGTCTGATGTAAGTAGTGTTAGAACTCTTAGTGTTTATAACAAACCAGTCGATAGATGGAAATATATACAAGAAATAAAAGCAGATACTACAAAAAGAGAAAGCTGGGGTGTAGACTTTGCTATCAATGACGACGGTGATCGTATTGCTGTAGCAGCACCATACAACGATGATATATCAAATGATGCTGGCACAGTATACCTGTATAAGCAGCAGTCAGATGATTTGTATACTCTGTCGCAAAATGTTAGAAGTCCTTATAAAGATAAAAATGAAGCATTCGGAAGTGCAGTTGATTTTAGCGGTAATAAACTTGCAATTTGTGGTAAAAACAGTGATTTAGTTGAAGTTACAGGTTTTGATAACAATCAATTAAAACTTGACAATGGTAACACAAGAATATCAAAAACTATACAAGATACAGGCAGAATTGTAGTATTCCAACTAATCAACAACACCTACGTTTACGGAGAAGATATAGCATATAAAAGAGATACATCCAATCATGTGCTTGACGATTTTAAATTTAATCAAAATCATTTGTATTTGAATATGCCAACTATTACTGCCCTTGAAGCAGACAATCCAGCCACAGGAAATTCTAAATATGTAAATAGTGTTAACCAAGGATTGTTAGCTGATTTTAGTTTTACTAAAGGAAAAGATAGCTGGACTATTTTAACAAGTCAAGTTTCAAAACCAAAAATACAAGAACTACAACAGGTATTTTTGTATAGCGATGACAAAAAAGATATTATACAACGTTTAGATGTTATAGATCCAAGACAAGGAAAAATTGCAGGTCCAGCAGAACAAGAAATTACATTTAAAACTTGGTATGATCCAGCAGTATATTCTTTTAGCACAGGCGAACAAGATGTTACAGTAGATGCATATTCAAACTGGACAGATAGATATGTTGGAAAACTATGGTGGGATATTAGCAAAGCAAGTTGGTTTGATCCTTATCAAGGTAACAGCAATTATAGAGCAGGTGTGTTCCATAAATTATTGCCTAACGCACAAATACAAGTTTGTGAATGGGTATCGTCAGATTTACTTCCAAGTGAATGGGACGACTTAGCTGGCACAACTGAAGGTTATGCAAGAGGTGTAACTGGCACTACTCTATACGGTAGCGAAGTGTTTAGTAGCAAGCAAGTTTATGATGCTATTAGAAAAAGATTTATAACAAAATATTTTTACTGGGTAAGAAATACGCAAATTGTTCCTAATGTTCCAGGGCGTATTTTAAGTTGTGAATCGGTAACTAACTTAATCAGAGATCCTGCCTCAACAGGTTATAGATTTATTAGTATACTAGAAAATAACAAATTTGCAATGTATAACACTGCAAGTTTAATTGAAGGTCGAAATACAATACTACATTTTAGAAAAGAAAAAGATGTAGATTTGAATGTGCCTATACATTACGAGTATAATTTATTAACAGAAGGTTTAGATGTTTCTATGCCAAGCAAAGACATAGAACAAAAATGGATTGATAGTTTAATTGGATATGATAACATAGGCAACTCAGTTCCAGATGAAAATTTACAAGTTGCTAAAAAATACGGATTGTTAAATATTCCAAGACAGAGTATGTTTGTAAATAGAATAGAAGCTGTAAAACAATTTGTTGATAGAGTCAACTCAGTATTTTTGAAAAATATTATAGTAGATAATTATAATATAAGCAAATTATTATTAGTGGATCCAGCACCTTTATTGTCTTTAGGAAAACACGATGTTGCAGTTGATACTGTAAATGATTTACAATTTGTAGGAACTGCAAAAAAGACACAAGCTGTTTTAACACCTGTGATTGTTGACGGTAAAATCACCGACGTAATTATTAATAATGCAGGCAACGGATATAAAGTTGCTCCTGAAATTGAATTTGATGATGTCACAGGTAAAAATGCTGAATTTAAAGCAACAATAAACAGTAATGGACAAATTACAAGTGTTGAAATTAAAGAACAAGGTTTTGATTATTCGTCTAACACAATTTTAAAAGTAAGAGAATTCAGTGTATTAGTAAACGCAGATGAAACAATTGGCGGACGTTGGAGCATATATGTTTACAATCCTACTTCTAGAGAATGGAATAGAACAGACAACCAAAGTTTTGATACAACCAAGTATTGGAATTATGCTGATTATTACGCTACTGGTTATTCAATAAACACAATAATTAACCAAACAATAGAATCTAGTTATGAATTATTCGGATTAGATAATACAATAGGTGATGTTGTTAAAATAAAAAATATTGGAACAGGCGGCTGGCTTCTGTTAGAAAAAATAGACAACCAAGACACTGAAGATTATACAATTAATTACAAAACTGTAGGCAGACAAAATGGCACAATTCAATTGTCTAGCTTAATTTATAATTATTCAACAGAAACTACTGGTTATGATGCTGGTGTATATGATATAGCATTTTATGATAGAGAACCAGTTAATGAATTAAGAAATATATTAAATGCTATTAAAACTGATATTTTTATTGGCGAATTGGCTGTAGAATACAATAAACTATTTTTTGCAAGTGTAAGATATGCACTATCTGAACAGGAAAATGTTGATTGGGTATTTAAATCAAGTTTCTTAAGAGCAAAACATAATGTTGGAGAATTGGAACAAAAAGTTGCATATCAAAATGACAATCTTGAAAATTATCAAGATTATATCAACGAAGTTAAGCCTTATAAAACTAGTGTTAGAGAATACATAAGTTCATACGAAAAAATTGAACCTACCAATAGTTTGATATCTGACTTTGATTTACCACCTAGCTACATTGGAGGAAATATTACTCCTAGTGTTGCTAAATTTTCAAACAATGAAGTTACAGATTTGTGGCAAAAATATTTTACGTATCCATACAAAAATTGGGTAGATAACAATACATACGAAATAGTTAGTATTGAAGTTTTAGACGGAGGCAGTGGGTTTAACAATACACCAGATGTTACTATTAGTGGAAATAGTGGAGCAACTGCGAGAGCATATATTGCTAAAGGCAAAGTTAAATCAATTGAAATACTTAAAAAAGGCAACAGAGTGTTATCTGCTCCTACTGTAACAGTAAGTGGCAATCAAGATCCAGACGGTAGTCCAGTAAAAGCAAGTGTAATTATTGGTAATCCTTTGGTAAGAAGCACACACATGACTGTAAAATTTGACAGAGTTAGTGGTAAAAAATATTTTGAGACTATTGACCAAAAAGAAAACTTTTTAGGAACAGGCGCAAAACAAAAATTCCAATTGTTGTGGCCAATGAATGTAAAGACAGATACATTTAGTGTCACAGTAAATGGTGTTGAGATGTTGAAAAGCGAATATCAAGTTGGCAATGATCTTGATACTACAAAAGGTTATGATAGGTATTTTGGGTATATTAATTTTGTAAAAGATCCTGCAATCGATGATGTGATTGTTGTAAATTACAAAAAAGCAACCAGTCTGCTTCATGCTGCCGACAGAGTGTTGTATGAATACAATCCTACTACAGGTATGCCTGGCAAAGAATTAAGTCAAGTAATGCAAGGTGTTGAATACGAAGGTGCATTATACGATAGTTTTGGTTTTGGTAATGAACAAGGATTTGGCGCCGGCGGATTTAGTGATTTGCCTTGGGACACTTTTGATAACACATTTAGTGACGAAGTAATTAAATTAGATGGTAGCACTGCTACAATCACACTTTCAAAACCTCTAGAAAATGGAGTAAATTACAACATATATCTAAACGGTGTAAGGTTAGACGACCCTGCATATGATGGCAGCACTGCTACAGCCAACAAAAATGCTGTAATGGCTACAATTGTAGGCGACGGTGAGCAAATTGAAATAGATATACAAGGTATATTTACTACAACAGATGGTGATGAAGTAATTATTAGAAAAGAAGAAAGTGACGGATCTCTATCTCCTGTAAGCACAAATTTTGACACCAGTTTGTCAGGCGGCGCTCTTGATAAAACTACTGCCACAGGCATACCAAGTGGAGAAATTGTAGTAGACGGCGATGAATTCTTTTCAGCAACCAACAGCAAAGGTCCTGAAGAACTTGTTCCTGGCACAGTTACAGATACACTTGATTTACAAGTATATACAAGACCTAATAACGGATTAGCAAACATTGCTGTTGCTAATTATATCTATGATGGATCTACAAGAGAGTTTGAGTTTCCTGAAAAACCATTTGGAGAAACAAATGTTGTTGTAATGGTTAATCAAAAAGTTTTAAGAGAAGATGTATTTTATTCAGATTATGATTTAAATGCAGTGTTTATTGATAGCGATGAAAATATAGAAACTGGCGATAGTATTACTGTTATGACATTTGGATCCAACGGTAACAATTTAATTGATTCTAAAACAATACAACTCAACTCTTATGATATTGCAAATCAACCAGTTGGCGAAAATTGGAGATTTGTAACAGCAGCTGACTTCAGCAGTGATGCTAGTGCAATTGTTGTTATGAACGGCCGTGTTGCAACAGAAGGTAGCGACTATTTCTTAAACATTAGCGATAGCACAACAGAAGCAGCAAACAAAATTACAATCGAATTTCCAGGCGGTCGTGTGAGACTTGGAGAAAATAACATTATACAATATGCTGTGTATGATACAAATATTGTAAGTTATAGCCTAGTATACCAAGATATAACATGGAATCAAACATTAGGAAATTATTGGAACTTTACCAATACGCCTACACCATTTAATGTAAAACCTTTAGGTCATAATTTGATCGTTTTTGGTGACGATGAAATATTAGATCCTGGTTACAGTATCAGATATACTACAACAACTGATAGAGTATACGATTTAGATAGCTGGGCATTTTCAGACTTGACACAAATTAATAGTCGTGACATTTTAGTATATGCAGACGATGTAAGAGTTGACAGACAATATTGGACATGGGATCAAACAAGTGCAAGAATTACAATATTGTCAAATACCATAGCACCAGCAGGAACAAAACTAGATATCTATGTAATCAATAATGCAGATTATTACTTTATTGATACACAAATAGAATTTACAGAGGTAGATGGTAGCACAACAATTAATATGGAGCCGTTAGTAACAGTAGGCCAGCCGTTAAAATTAGTTAGCACAGCCTCTTCTACTGTTTTTAATCCGATTGTAAAATCAGTATCAAATAACGTAGTTGTTGTTGAAGGAATGGCAAGACAAATTAGAGATGAATTTGTTGCAGACGAAGATTTTTGGGTAACAAACGATTCTACGCAAATGAAAATTGCAAATATAGAATTTATAGAAAGCGACAGTATAAGTATAGATCCAGACAAATACAATGGGGCATTTACAACTTATAGAGTAATGCATTTTAGTAATCATGATGTTAACAAATTTAGAAGATACAGTTATGACGTTTTAACTGACACTGTAGTAAATGAATTTACTTCTGAATATACCAGACGTAATTTATTAACAAGTGGTATTGTCGAACTTGATAGTCAAGCAGCTGGAGCGCAATATGTATGGGTAGTAAAAAATAAAAAATTACTACGTCCTTTGATTGATTACGAAGTAATGGAAGAACTTGATGCAGTAAGATTAAACGAAATTCCTGCTGCTAATGATAAAATACAAGTTTTACATTGGACTAATGCAGTATCAGGTAAGCGTTTTGGTTTTAGAATATTTAGAGACATGCTTGGTAGAACACATTACAAGCGGTTAAACCAAGAAAACTCTTACGTATTAGCAAAAGATTTGCAAGTATATGACAACTCTATTCTACTTGATGATGCAACTGGAATACAGAAACCAAACACACTTAAAAACCTGCCAGGTATACTTTGGATTGATGGCGAACGTATTGAATATTTTTCAGTCCAAGGAAATACATTATCTCAATTGCGCAGAGGAACATTAGGAACAGGTGTTAAGAGTTTGCACAAAGCAGGCGATAGAGCATTTGGTCAAGGTCCAGGAGAAACAATTGACTACCAAGACACATATGATGTATATAGAGATTTTGCAGATGGTTCGAGTCAAATTGTAGATCTTGGATTTACATTTGATAACATAAACGAAATTGAGGTGTTTGTTGGTGGTAAAAAGTTAAGTAAAGTTGATGTTAATGTTTACAACAACACTATAGCACAAGACAGCACCGAAGGCGATCAAGTTAAAGCACAAGAGTTTACAGTAGTAGATGTATCAGGAGAAAAACGTATAAACTTTACTACAACTCCTGCTGTAAACACAGAAATAAGAGTAGTGAAAAGAACTGGAAGAAGATGGATTCAACCAAATGAAACACTTAGAACCAGTTCTTCACCAATAGCAAAATTTATTCGCGGAGCAACAATTGAGCTACCTAAATAAATACAGTATAAGGTAAAAAAGATGACACAGTTTAATGATCTAAATGGAATACATGTTGAAGGACACATAAAAATTTCTGACCCTGATAGCGGCGAAATTTATGTGAACAAACGCAATGCTATTCATTATGAAAATATGAGTATTGCATTAGCAGAAAGTCTTGCTAACCAAGGCGAAGGCTTTGTTTATGAAATGAGTTTTGGCAACGGTGGAACCAGTGTTGATCCAACAGGTATTGTGACATACTTAACACCAAACAGCACAGGCACAAACAGCAGTTTGTATAATCAAACATTTACAAAAGTAGTTGATGAACGCAGTGTTAACAACACTGATCCAGCGAGAAACAAAACTGAAATTAGACATGTTAGTGGGACAAATTATACTGATATATTAGTTAGATGCTTGTTAGACTACGGAGAACCTTCAGGACAAGATGCGTTTGATACTGCTGGCAGCAATGACAGTTTATATGTATTTGATGAATTAGGTTTACGTAGTTATAGTGCAAGCGGAACTGGAAGATTGATTACACATGTTATATTCCATCCAGTGCAAAAAAGTTTAAACCGTTTGATACAAGTAGATTATACTGTAAGAATTCAAAGTTTAAGCGGAATTGAGGGGTAATCATGGCAGACTATACCATAAACTTTACAGATTTAATTAATAAAGGTTCTCTCACAGTTGAAGAAAATGGCCTAAATTCTACAGATACAAGTTTAAAATTAGTAGGGCAGAATCTGTCTGGTTATGGTGCTTATATCAATGAAAACTTTTTGCATCTTTTAGAAAATTTTGCAAATACTACTGCACCTAGTAGTCCTGTAGAAGGACAACTTTGGTATGATACAACCGCAGGCGTTGATCAGCTGAAAGTATACGATGGTGCAGCATGGGTAGCAGCAGGCGGCATCAAAAAAGCAGCCTCACAACCAGAAGCAAGTGCAAGTATACTTGGCGACATCTGGGTAGATACAGCAAATTTACAAGCATACATTTACAGTGGTAGTGGCTGGGTTTTAATTGGTCCAGATTATAGTGAGTCTACTGCAACAGGTGCAAAAATTGAAACCCTCATTGGCACAAGCACACTGCTTGGCACTGATACAAATCACACAGTATTGATTAATTATGTAAACAATAATATTATTGCAGTTTATAGTTATGTTGAATTTACACCAAAAGCCAAGGTTACAGGATTTCCTACAGGTTATGTGATGAAGCCTGGTGTTAATATTCCAACAGAATCAATATTTAGTGGTGCAAAAGCAAAATATTACGGCACAAGTGAAAAAGCCGAAGCATTAGTTGATGCTAGTGGTAATAACAGTTTAGTCTACGGAGATATTGCGAGATTAGATGTAATAAATAGATTTACAAAAGAACAACGAATCTCTAGCAATGCTGGATTAACCATTGGCGAAAATGGCATATTAACAGCCAGCGTGACCGGATCGTCTATTACAATCAGAAACAAAGCTACAGACGGATCTATTAATTTTAACACAAATAACAGCGGAGCAAATCAAACATCTCTGTATATTGCATCTGACGGCAAACACGGAATTTTAAACACATCTCCTGAAGAAGCACTTGATGTAACAGGAAATATAAAAGCAACAAAGATTATTTCAACTAGCACGTTGAATAGTAGTAACACAACAGACGGAGCAATTAACACCGCAGGCGGAGTTGGTATTTCTAAAGATATCAATGTTGGCGGAGATGCTTACTTCAACCTAAATGATACTAATAACACTGGTTCAATTTATGCTAATAATATACAACCTTATACAAATTTAGCCAATAGTATTGGATTACCTAATTTAAAATATGCACATGTATATGCAAATACTTTTCACGGAAATTTAGAAGGAAATGTAACAGGAAATGTAAGCGGCAGTGCTCAATCAGCAGGCAAACTGTCAAGTCCTACAACATTCCAATTTAACAGCGCCGGAGATGTAACTGCAACAGGAAGTGTGCAATTTGACGGACAAGTAGGCGGCACAACCAAAGAGTGGACACTTAATATAGATCCAAACTTCCTTACAAATCAAACTGCAATTTCAGTAGCAGTGGCACCAACAGATCAATTTTTAGTGTATAATTCAGAAGGTTTGCGCAAAATGACGCAAGCACAAATTGTCAGCACTATTCCAGTGTTTGCGTTGGGAATGATTATGCCCTATGCAGGAACAATAGCACCAACTGGTTGGGAGTTATGTCACGGACAAGAATTAGCTAGAGGCGGCGATTATGAACCTTTATATGCTATTATAGGTAATTTATACGGAACACCGAGCACGCCAGACTTTTTTGTTTTACCTGATTTTAGAGGTAGACATTTACTAGGACACTTAGGTGCAGCTACAAGCGGAAACAGGGTTTTGAATGATGCTGCTGCTAATACAGTAGGTTTAACAGGTGGTAGCGAATCTCACAATATCACACAAGCCCAATTACCAGATCACACACATAGTATGCAAGGCGATAATGGCGAGCAATACTATGGAGTAACAAACGTAACAGGTGGCACAGATACAGGTGCAAGTTCTCAAAATATTACAGGAACAACAACAGGCACAGGAATTGATAGGACAGGATCAATGAATGATATACAAAATACACCATATTATCATACCAGTCCATATACAACAGTTGAGTTTATTATCTACACAGGAGGTTCTTAATGAGCTATAAAATTAACAAAACCGACGGAACTCTACTAGTAGATTTGATTGATGGTGCCATAGATTCTACATCAACTGATGTGACCCTTGTGGGAAGAAATTATACAGGGTATGGCGAAGCATTTAACGAAAATTTCGTAAAAATTATTGAAAATTTTGCTGCAACTAGTGCTCCTGCAAATCCATTAAGAGGACAGCTATGGTATGATACAAGCGAAGGTAGACTAAAAGTTTGGGATGGCGAACAGTTTAGAGGAACTGATACAACAACTTACAGTGCGATCAAACCAACCTTGGTGGCTGGTGATTTGTGGATTGATGCTGTCAATAAGCAACTTTATTTTAGTGACGGAGCAGCTGACTATCTAGTTGGTCCTAGTTACACAAGAAGCCAAACAAAAACTGAATATGATGCAATTAGTTTGATTGATAGTTTTGGTGTTACAAAAACTGTTGGAAGATGGAGTGTTGGAAATAAAACTGTGGCTATTGTTTGTGCAGAAGATCTCACAGCAGCTACTATTGATTCTAATGTAGCATTACTTACAGGTTTCACATCTCCATTCATATTTAAACAAGGCGTGAATATAAATCCTACATATAGCAATTTTAAATGGAATGGCACGGCAACAAATTCTGAAAATTTAATATCTGGAAGTAACGTTTTTGCACCAAGTAGTTTTTTACAAGTATCGCCTGCTCTACCAATTGCATCTTATCAAACTACAAACCAACATTTACATGTAAACAATGATAGAGGTGTATTAGTAGGTGATGTAAGTAGATTTAGTATTAGCACAGACACAACTTCAGCAGATAGAGATATTATATTAGGTGCTTTAAGAGAAGATGCAAATATTAAAGTTCAAGTCACAAACAGTGGTTTAGCAGTGGATGCAATTACAATTGACGCTTCAAATAATAGAGTTGGAATTTTTGATGCAACACCTTCTTATACACTTGATATTACCGGTGATTTACGAGTCACAGGTAATATGGTTGTAGAAGGCACACAAACTGCATTAGAAGTAGCAACACTACGTGTAGAAGATAAACAAATAGAACTTGGTATAACTGAAGATAGTAGTTTAGGAGATGATGCAACAGTTGACGACGGCGGTGTTGTTTTAAAATCAACCGGTATTGACAAAGAATGGGTTTGGAAAAATGCGACAAATGCTTGGAGATCAAATGTTAATATTGATGTTGCTGATGGGTATGGATATAGAATTAACGGAACAAATGTTCTAACTATAAACGAACTTCATAGTAGTGTAACAACAGCTAACGGACTTACAAGTATTGGAACACTTACTGCATTAAATGTTGACGATATAAGTTTGAATGGAAACACTTTAACGGTTAATAATGATTTAAATGCTAATATCAATGGCGATATTATCATGATTGGAACAACAAAAATTAGAAATGTTGCAACTCCAGCAACAGCTAATGATGTAGCTAATAAACAGTATGTAGATGATGTATCAAAAACACTTGATGTAGCGGTAAGTGTTGATTCAACTGGTTTAACAAATTCTCAATTAGCAGATTTGTTAAACGATATATCACCGTCAGCACAAAAAAATAATGGAGTAAGCGCACGAGTTCATTGCACATCTTATGCAGGAACATACACATATAATGGAACAGATGGTGTGTCAAAAAGTTTTGTTGCTGTTGACAGTGCCGGTGTTCAAAACCAATCTGTTGTTGCTGATTTTAGTTTTGGTGATATTACAGATAATGTTACATTAACGGTAACAAGAACATTGAAAAGATTTGAAGTAGTAGCAGGAGCATGGGTTTGGCAAGAAGACTTGGTCAGCAGTGTTTAGGTAAATACTACTAACGCATCATAGGGTAGATTAAATGGCTTATATAATTAATAGTTTTAACGGATCACAATTAGTTACAGTTGAAGACGGCACAGTTGATACAACAACCGAACTAAAACTTATTGGAAAAAACTTTGCTGGATATGGAGAACAACAAAATGAAAACTTTGTGTTTTTATTAGAAAATTTCCAAGGAACTGTTGCTCCAACAAAATCTATCACAGGTCAAATTTGGTATGATGCAACTAGTGAAAAAATTAGAGTATATGATGGCACAGCGTATAAATCAGTTGCAGGTGCCGAAGTAAGTGCTACACAGCCAACAGGTTTAGCCGAAGGCGATTTGTGGTGGAACAGCACAACTAACCAGTTATACGGAAAAAATTCTAACAATGAATGGAACTTAATTGGCCCGCAAGCAACAGCTGGCAGCACTACAGAAATGAAAAACATTATATTAGCTGATACTGGAGCAGTCGATCATAATGTTACTGCTGCATATGTTGAAGATTATATTGTTGCTATAATTAGCGAAGTAGATTTTGTGCCTGCATTAAGTCAACCAGATGTAACGAATTGGGTAGCAAGCGATTTTGCAACATTAAAAGCTGGGTATAACCTAAGAGGCGTTGGATCAAATGGTGTATCTACTACAGATAGTAGAGGTAATGTAAATCTTTATTATGGATCGGCACAAACAGCCTTTAAATTAACAGACGGTTCAGCAGTATATAGCCCAAGCGATTTCCTTCAATCAGGACCAACTATTGATTTTACTTCTAGCACCGTAAACTTTGGCGACAATGGTTTTACCGTTGGTAATGATACTGATTTGACTGTAAAAATTGGCGCAGATTTAGAAACACCAAGATTGCAGTTACATAGAGATGAATTACTTATTGCTAAATCTGATGATACGACTGTCTGGCATATTACCAATCTAGCAATTTATCCAGCACTAACCGGATTATCAATTGGTTTATCAGGAAGTCCATTAAACAACATTTATTCAAACAATTTTGTTGGAACAGCTACACAAGCAAATACTTTAGAAGTGTCAGGAGTTTACCGTGCAGCATCAACAAGTGCCGCAAATAACTCAATCGCTGCTAGAGACGGAAGCGGAAATATCACAGCAAATATTTTTACAGGCACAGCAACTCAAGCTCGTTATGCTGACCTTGCAGAAAAATACACAACTGGTGATACAGAACTAGAACCAGGAACGGCAGTAGCAGTAATAGCCGACGATTGCTGTGAAGTAGGACCTGCTAAAGCTAGTGATATTTGCATCGGTGTTGTATCAACTGATCCAGCGATTATGATGAATAGCGAAGCAGATGGGCAATACATTGCACTAAAAGGACGAGTTCCGGTTAAAGTTGAAGGTCCTGTAAAGAAAGGTCAAGCAGTCTATGCCTGGGATAATGGAATATGTAAAACGGTTGCTACTAGTGCATTAGTAGGCGTAGCACTTGAATCCAACGAAGATATCTCAGTCAAGTTAGTTGAGTGTGTCCTAAAAGTATAAATACTAGCATATATTTTAGGAGTAAGCAATGGCAGTTGGCGACATTATTTCTGTTGCACGATACAATCAGATGCAAGCACGAGCTGCAAAAGTTTTAGGCACAGGAAGCGGAACATTTGGATATGGACAATCAGTTGCAAGTAGTAGCTTACCTACTAACGTAAATAACAATCCAACCGTTGTTAACTCTGCTCATATGCAAAGTTTAAAAACTGATTTACAAAAATCTTATGTTCACCAAAATAATAGTTTTCCAACACTAACCGATGTAGTAAGCCAAGACGATATTACTGATGCTGTATATGTAGAATACGAAACCGTATCAGTTGACATTGAGCAAAATGCTTTAAGTTATAATATAAATCAAATGACAGCACCTGAATCTAAACTTGCTGTTACAAGAACTTCACAATGGGGACATCCTTCGGTTTCTACAATTATTCATGAATGGACTGTAAGTTTTAACAACAACAACCATTTACGAGCATTTTTTAACAGTGGCGGCGAAGTAAGAACTAGAGCAGCATTAAGTGGTGGTTCTGGAGCAAAATATACCAGTTGGGTTGCCATGGTTACAACCGTAGGCGTTGTAAAATTTGCTTACACTGATACCACAGCAAGCTCTGGAACTGATTATAATCGTGGTGCATATGACTTGACAGCTGGTGCAGATTATGTTAATATATGGTATTATGAACCAGGCGCAGGAACTTATGAAAACAATAATATCACATATCAGGCCAAACTTAATTCTGCCGGAAATCAGTTAAGTTTTAAAGTTATTTACAGAGATGGTGATCCAAATGATCCAGGCGACGGCACAGCCGGAATTGATGAAGCAGTAAGTGGAACATTTAGAAGTATTGTTGAGCAACAACGTGCAACAGGTAGTTATGTTGAAGTAGATAGTCCTGCGTATGCAAATACACAAACATTAGGTGAATAAATGGCAAATGTAAATGTAGGAGATAGAGTCAACGCTGATGACTATAATAGCCGAAGAAACATTATTGATGATTTGTATGTTACTAAGTGGGCACAAACATCTCGTTCGGCAGATGTTGCAGCTTCAGTTGATCAAGTCGAAGCAGACCAATTAGAAGAACTATATCTTGATTTACAATCATGTTGGGTGCACCAAACTGGTGCAGTTGAAGCAAGTTTAGCAGTGCCTGCTGTTGGACAAACAATTGGCGCTGACACGTCTCAAGATTACAATCAATCTACAGGTGCGTTTAGTGCAGTATCAAATGGCACATTAATGGGATTTAATGATTTTGAAGCTCTGAATGTAGCAGTATCAAATTATCCAGCAAGTCATTTAAGTTATGATTCTAGTAGTTTTAGTTTAGAATCAACTGCTACTGCCCAAAGAACAACTAATTGGGGCGCAGCCGCTAGTAATAATGATATCTATCATGTTGTTGATGTTGATTGGGCAACAGAGGCTGCAAAGTTGGCTTGGCAAGATGCAAACGGTAGATTACATTTTACAGCCAGTTTAAGCAGCGGCACAGGCGCAAAATCATTAGATTGGGCTGCTCTTTTATCTGCAATGGGCACTGTTTACATTGACAAATACGATGTCAGCGCAACCTCAGGAACATCAAGCGGTATAGGACTTACTAATTTAACAGGCACTTATCAACAGATGTTTTCAAAGTCAGGAAGTGGTGTTTATTCAGATAACAACTATAGAATCTATGGTAAAGTAGTAAGCACCAGTGCTTATAGATTTCGTATAAGATTTTTTGATGGAGACACTGGAACAGGAGATCTTGCTGGTCCAGGAACAGGAACTCCAATTGATGAAGAAGTAAATGGCACACTAGACAGTGCATGTGCAAGTTACAGTCCAGACAGTAGTTTTACCTATAATTCTGTAACTCAAGTAGCAGTCGACCTAACCGGAGTTACCAAAGGTGGAATTGTTACAAATGCATCAGGAACAACTCAAAACAATTTAGGCGATTATTCAGGTTCTGGATTGTTGTAATAGTTGACAAATCGTCTTTTTCTGTGTATACTAATAATGGAGGTATACCATGGATGACAGATTAAAAAAAGCTCTTGATTTTAGTAATTATATGATTACGCTTGACAATCAAAAACGTATCTTGAAAGAAAAATATCAAGAAGATTTACTATATTACTATGGCGGAGGCACATTTATTTCTACAAAAGAACTTATAACGTTTTGCTATAGTATGATATCCGCAGGACAAGAAGATACAGTTATTGTTGACAGCAATGATATTCCTATTAATGTAAATTTACAAGAGTTTGTACAAGGCGTATCGGACACATATTTTAGAGCAAGCAACAAATACTATGTAGAATATGATAAGCTAAAAACAAATAGATCAGTTGAAGGTATTTTTGACACATGAGCAAGGGTGCTCTATTAATTGCATGTAATAACACACAAGTAGATTACATAAAACAAGCAATATTTTGTGCTGCAAGAATTAAACAGTATTTAAATATTCCAGTATCTCTTGTCACAGATAATGCTTCGTATTTAGAAGCAAACTATAAGCATGAGTTTGATAATGTAATTGAAATATCAAGCGAGAATAACAATTATAAAACATACAGAGATGGTGTATATAAAGAGTATAAATTACAATGGAAAAATTTAGATAGACACCGGGCATATGAACTATCTCCATATGATGAAACTATTTTAATGGATACTGATTACATCTTGTGTAATGATTGTTTGAAATATTGTTTTGAACAATCAAATGATATTATGTTATATAAAAATTCTACTGAATTATCAGGATGGAGAGATGTGAGGGAATTTAAACATATATCTGCAAATGGCATTGATTTTTATTGGGCAACAGTAATATATTTTAGAAAAAGTAAACAAACAGAATTATTTTTTAATCTTGTATCACACATTAAAGAATATTGGTATCATTACAAAAATTTATATAGAATCACAGCAAATACGTTTAGGAACGATTTTGCATTTAGCATTGCAATACACATAATGAATGGCCATATGTCAGGCAATTTTGTAAAACAATTACCGGGTAAGAAATATTATACCGTAGATAAAGATATTTGCTTAGATATCAAAAACGATAAAGTAAAATTTTTATTGCAAAAAAAAGATAGTATAGATTATTTTCCTGCAATAGTTGAAGGTTGCAATGTTCATATTATGAATAAATTTAGTTTGAATAGGTTGATTGATGAGCTTTAATTTTACTTTATTTGCACAGAACAGTGATGTTAATTATGTTCAACAGGCAAATGTTGCTGCAATGAGTCTAAAACTAACCAATCCTACATGTAAAATTGCTCTTATAACAAATGATGTAGTTGACGACAAATATAAAGTTTTATATGATCACATTGTAGATATACCTTGGAAAGACGAAGCAGAAAATTCTACTTGGAAAGTTGAAAATCGTTGGAAAATATATCATGCTACACCATTTGATGAAACAGCAGTAATTGATACTGACATGTTGGTTTTGTCTGACATTTCCCATTGGTATGATTTATTAAAAACAAAAAATGTATATTATGTCGATCGTGTATTGACATATAGAGGCGAAGTAGCAGATAATACATACTATAGAAAAGCATTTAGAAATCATCATTTGCCTAATTTATATGCTGGGTTTCATTGGTTCAAAAAATCAGATCAAGCACATGAATTTTTCAAATGGGTTGAAACAATTATGCACAATTGGGAATTGTTTTATGGACAATATGCTGGAGGAAAATATTTCCAAAAATGGCCTAGTGTAGATGTAAGCAGTGCAATTGCAGCAAAAATTTTACAATGCGAAGATCAAATTACTTTAAAAACCAGTTATCCAACTTTTACACACATGAAATTACATAACCAAAATTGGGATAAATTATGGGTAGACAGTTGGCAAAAACAATTAGGCGTGTATGTTGATAATGATTGCAAACTAGCAATAGGCAATTATACACAAAGTGGCATATTTCATTACACCGAAGACAACTTCTGCAATGATCATATAATAAGCACATATGAAAATAAATTAGGAATATAATGTTAGAAGTAAACAAAAAGCGTTATGTATATTTTGATGACGACGGTAATATTACCAGTATCAAAAACAATTATAAAGAGTTAGGTAATTATATTATTGTTGAAATTGATGACGTTTATGATTTAGTTACTGGAAAAGAAGTTGTAAGTAATTATGTTGTGTTGTTTGATACTGTGACTAAACAACATAAATTATCTCATAGATATATCGAAGATGAATACCAGTTTGATATTAATGACCAGATATATCAAATTCCAGTAAATATCCAAGACAGACCAGACGTTGTTATTATTCATAACAAAAAAGAAAAAAAGTGGATAATAGAATTAGACAAAGCAATACAAGATAATCTTTTATCTAATAAACTTAGCTTTAGAGCTGATATGGGATTTAGTATTACAAAAGCACACGATCCTCATGTGCTATATCAATACATTTATTGTGCAATAGATGATTTAAAAAATGGAAAAATAGAAATCAATTTTGCCTCCGATTTAGAACTTGACTCTTCGGCAGTTAGTGTATATACTATAAAAAGATTTGAGAAGTATTCGTATGAGGTTGCAAAATGAGTAAATTTAGAATTTTAGATTATGATATCATATATCTAAGTTATGATGAGCCAAATGCAGAAAAAAACTATGCAGACTTGTGTAGTAAAGTGCCGTGGGCAAAACGTGTGCATGGAGTAGAAGGCAGTGATGCAGCACACAAAGCATGTGCTAAACTAAGCGAAACTGATAGATTTATTACTATTGACGGTGATAACATTGTAAACGCAGACTTCCTTGGTAGAGAGTTTGACTTAGATAATCACGAAGATGCACACTGGAACAGAGAAGTTGCATTTGAAAATTGTGTTGTAAGTTGGAGTGCTAAAAACACAATTAACGGACTTATGTATGGCAACGGCGGAATTAAATGTTGGCCTAAACAAAAAGTTCTCAACATGAAAACGCATGAAAATGCAGATCCTAACAACCCACACGCCCAGGTAGATTTTTGTTGGGACCTAGAATACATACAAATAAATCAATGTCATAGTGAAATCATGAATAATGCTACACCACATCAAGCATGGCGTGCTGGTTTCCGTGAAGGTGTTAAAATGGCATTGGACAGAGGCATGAAACCTACTGTAGAAGCGTTTCAAAAAAATCATTGGAAGAACTTGCATCGTTTGTATATTTGGCTAATGGTTGGTGCGGATGTAGAAAACGGACGTTGGGCTATATACGGTGCTAGAGAAGGGTTATATAAAACAATGTGTACCGACTGGGACTTTGTAAATGTGCGTGATTTTAAATGGTTAAATGAATATTGGGATAGCAAAAATATTGATGAAGATCAAATGGAAGAAAATACAATTGATCTTGGCTACAAGCTAATTGAAGAACTTGATTTGCCTATTGCTGCTGAACCACTAAATGGAAATCAAAGTTTATTTTTTAAAACTGTGTATATGAATCCTTCAAGGATACCACGTAAAGGACGATAATGTCAAATCAAACAGACAGAGTAAAATATATCAATGATATCACAAAGCGGCATTTTTCGCCGACTTTTTGTTTTGCAAAATGGTATCATACAACTATCTACTTGCAAACAGGTGAAACACATAGTTGTTATCATCCAGCACCTCACAAAATTGATATTGACGAGTTGTTAACAAATCCTAGTGCATTGCATAATACACAACATAAAAAACAAGAACGTAAGGAAATGTTAGAAGGCAAACAATGTGCTGGTTGTCAGTATTGTTGGAATGTTGAAAACATGGGAGATGATTATATCAGTGATAGGCATATTCGCAGTGGCAGCATTTATAACGAAGATAGATTAAAAGAGGTAAAGTTTAACAAGTGGGACTTTAATGTAAATCCTGAATATATTGAAATTTCATTTGGTAATGAATGTAATTTCCGTTGCGGATATTGTCATCCAAAAGCAAGCAGCAGATACTACAATGAAATAAGACAACACGGGCCGTATTCACAAAGTAAGAATCATAGATGTGATATTGACTGGTTCCGTATCTATGAAGAAGATTCAAACCCTTATTTACGTGCTTGGTGGAAATGGTGGCCTGAAGTTAGCAAAACATTGAACATTTTACGTATCACCGGCGGCGAACCTACTATGCAAAAAAGCATGTATAGGATGTTTGATGAACTTGAAAAAGATCCAAAGCCACATCTTGAATTAAATGTAAACAGTAATTTTGGCGGCAAAGAAAAACAACTGGAAAAATTTACAGATAGTGTAAACAGTTTGCTTACACAAAATAAAGTAAAAAGTTTTAAGTTGTTTACAAGTTTAGATACATGGAACGAACGTGCAGAGTATATACGTGATGGATTGGACTTAAAAGTGTTTGAGCGCAATTTTGATTACTTTATGCGTAATACAACTGCACCTGTGACATACATGATTACATTTAGTTTGTTCAGTGTCACAACATTCCAAACATTGCTTGAAAAAATATTAGAACAAAGGCGTATGTATAATGATGTAAACAGCGGACGTTGGCAACGTATACATTTTGATACACCTTATTTAAAAGAGCCACTGCAATATGATATAAACATTTTGCCTAAAGAAACTTATATACCTTATATGGAAAGCCATTTACAATTTATCAAAGACAATGTAAAAGAAGGTAGTAAAGAACATTTTAGTGAAATGGAATATGAAAAATTTAGACGTGTTGTTGATTACATGAAAACAACTAGATACGATGTAAACAAAATTAGAGAAGGTCGCAAAGACTTTTGGAACTTCTTCAAAGAACATGATCGTAGACGTGATACAGATTTTGAAAAAACATTTCCTGAAATGAGCGACTTCTTTGCATTATGTAAGGAAGCCAATGAAACCTTCTAAAGATAATTCTTATTGTTATTATCCATTTAAGCAACTTGCAATCAGTCATTGGAATCAAGACGGTATACAATGTGTAAATCCATGCTGTAATATAGCAAGTCCTGTTGATCCTGATCCTCTACAAACAAACAAAAACATACACAATAATGTAGAAGAATTATTCAATCTACCTCAGTTGCAAAATATCCGAACAGAAATGTTGGAAGGAAAATATCCTCAAGCATGCCAAGGTTGTTATAATGCAGAAAAAACTATGGGCAATAGTCCAAGACTTATGTTGGACACAACAGTTGATAACAGATTAGAATGGCTTGACATCCATTTAGGCAATAAATGTAATTTACGTTGTAGAATGTGCCACCCTGCGTTGAGTAATCAACTCAATAAAGATGCAGAGCTTTTTGAAAAAAATGGATACAAATATTGGTGGAGCAGTATACCTGATATTGAACCTCATGATATTAGAATATTATATCCTGTGTTAAAAGACATAACTAATATTAGAGTAAGCGGCGGAGAGCCATTGCTATCAAACCAGTTTTTAGAATTGCTTGATTATTGTATTGACAACGGATATGCTGAAAATATAACTTTGGAGATGCATACAAATGCAACAAAATTTTCAAATGCAAATGTATACAGATTGAATAAATTTAAAAAAATAAATGCAACCTTTAGCATAGACGGTGTTGGTAAAGTATATGAATATACAAGATATCCTTTCTCGTTTGAAATACTAGAAAATAATGTCAAAAACTTTTTTAACAAGATTGACAATTATTCTGCGCAAATCAATTTTGTAGCAACAGTATACAACTTTCTTGATATTAGAAATACTGTAAAGTGGGCAGAAAAATATAACTTTGAAGACATTGTAATTACAAATGTATTTCCAATTGAACGAGCAATTGATGTCTGTTGGCTGCCTAATAATTTATTATTGTATGGCAGGGTTTTGATAAATGGACTAGGGTATCAAACACAAAGCTTCAATAATTACCTTGCATCATGTATTCATAATAATAAGTATAGTGTAGATAAAATACGTGAATTAAAAATAGAAACCATGCAGTTTGATAAAAATAGGCAACAATCTTATAAAACATATTTGCATCCAGAATTAGTAAAGGTATTAGATTCTGTATGAAAGATGATCATCTAAAAAGCAGTAAAACTTTTTGTATGTTTCCTTGGCTACACTTAAACGTGACGCCAAAAGGAGATGTATATCCTTGTTGTAGCAGTGACTATGTTGAACCTTTTGCTAATGTAAAAGATACCACATTGGAGCAAGCATTTAACACTGAACGTATGAAAAAATTACGTTTGGATATGCTTGCTGGCAGGAAAAACGAAGCCTGTGAATTTTGCTACAAGCATGAAGAAAGTTCACCATACAGTTTTAGAAAATACAGCATTGAAAAGTTTGCTGACAAATACGATGATTTAGTGCCTTTTACAAACGAAGACGGTAGCCTTGATAAATTTACAATGGCTTATTATGACATACGTTTTAGCAACATTTGCAATTTCAAATGCAGAACCTGCGGCAGCGAATTTTCCAGCAAATGGGGGCAAGAACACAAAGAACATGATGCTCCACCTCCTGGATTTCGTGTAGTGCAACATGCTGACGAAAGCGGCAAGTTGTTGGATCAAGTTCTTGAACAAATACCCAATATTGAACTTGCATACTTTGCAGGTGGCGAGCCATTGATCACAGATGAACACTACACAATACTTGAAGAAATGATTGCTAATGGTAGCTGTAAAGATATAACATTACGCTACAACACAAATATGAGCAACTTTAAATACAAAAAGTATGATATACTTGATATGTGGAGCAATTTCAAAGGTGTAGAAGTCAGTGCAAGTTTGGACCATTATGGCAAAAAAGCCGAATACATACGCAATGGCACTAAATGGTTTACAGTAGAAAACAATCTACGCAAAATTAGAGATGTAGACTTTATTGATTATCAATTCAACTGTGTATTAAGCAACTTGAATTATGTCACACTGGGTGATTTCTTTACATACATGATTGATCAAGATTTACTCCGCAAACACGATTACATCAGCATTTATCATTTGTTAAATCCAAGTTTTTACAGTGCGCAAAATTTGCCACCAGAAGAAAAAGAAAAAGGCACACTGGGATTGTTAAAACTAATCAATCAAATCAAAGACGAATATTGGTGTGTGCAGCATGTAGAAAATGCAATGCGTTTTGCAACCAGTGCTCATACTTGGGATGAACACGGCAAAGAGTTTATACATAATACTAGTAGACGTGATAAAATTCGCAATGAGAATTTTGTTGAAGTATTTCCAGAACTTGCAGGATTAATGAATGGATAAAGAACATCTATTAAAAAAGAATAAAGCGTTCTGTATCCTGCCTTGGATACACATGCACGCCTGGCCTGATGGTAGAGCTATGCCTTGCTGTATTGCAGACAGTGATCAACCTTTTGGCAATGTAAAAGAAAACACTATTGCAGAAGTATGGAACAGCGACAAGTATCGAGAACTACGTCTTGCTATGTTAAAAGGTGAGAAACTGGATTGCTGTAGACGTTGCTACGAACTTGAAGACAGCACTTACATTTGGACATTGCGCAAAAATCACAATCAATGGTTTGGTGATAAGCATTTTGATTTGGTAGAAAAAACAAATGCTGATGGCAGCATTGACGAAATGCGCATGGCATACATGGACATACGTTTCAGCAATATTTGCAATATGAAGTGTAGGACATGCGGGCCTGAGTTAAGCAGTTTACATGCACAAGAACACGGTGAACTATATGGCAAACACGAAGTTGCAAACATACTCAAAAACAACGGCAGCATTATTGTTAATGTTGCAAAGCACAAAAACTTTTGGGATGAATTGCAGCAATACTTGCCTGATGTTGAAGAAGTATACTGGGCAGGTGGTGAGCCACTGATTACAAACGAACACTATAAGATTTTAGATCATTGGATTGAAACTGGCAAAACAGATGTAAGATTACGCTATACCACAAACTTCAGTAATTTAAGATTCAAGCAAAAAAGTATTATTGATTATTGGAGAGAATTTCCTGATATTCAAGTTAGTGCAAGTTTAGATGCAATGGGTGCAAGAGCAGAATTTATGCGTCATGGAACACATTGGGAAACTGTAGAGCGTAATAGACAAGAAATGCTTGAAGCATTGCCTAACATACACTTTGAACTTACTCCTACTATAAGTTTGTATAACGTGTGGAATTGGCCTGACTTTCATATGAATTGGGTAGAACGTGGATTAGTAGACATTGAAAATTGTAGATTAAACATGCTTACAGATCCTGACTTTATGAGACTTGATAGTATACCCAATGATTTTAAAATAGAATTACGCAGCAAGTATATTGATTACAAAGCATGGGCATATGATAAAATCAAAGATCGTATTGCTACAAAGCCTGATGTTGTAAAAGATGTATTAGGAAAAATTGATAGTGTTATACAGTTTATGAACACTGGCAAACTTGATACTGTAAAACTAAAGCAATTCTTTGAAAAAAATCACGGATTAGATCAACATCGCAAAGAAGATTTTTGGGCAACATTTCCAGAGTTGGAGTGGCTAAGAGCATATGTCTAATTTACTAAAAATCACACCAATGTCAGAACCTTATGCTACCATTACGTGGCAAGTGAATAACTTTTGTAACTTCCAGTGCAGTTATTGTAATCCAGGAAACTGGGCAGGTGATAATCGCAACAATGGAGCTCTTGATACTTACAAAGAAAATGTAAGAAATATATTTCAACAATATCAAGACCGAGGCTATAAGTATTTTAAAATATTTTACAGCGGAGGAGAACCTACTCATTGGGAAAACTTTATTCCACTTACTGAATACTTGAAAGAAGAATTAGGTGATAGTCTTACTGTTGCTGTAAACACAAACCTATCAAGGCCTTTACGTTATTGGGAACAGCATTATCATTTGTTTGATGACATTGTTGCAAGTTTTCATGTAGAGTTTAGCAAAAAAGATCGTTATATTGAAAATGCAAAATTTTTATGCGACAAGGTTGATTATCTTTGCACAAAGATGCTAATGCACGAAGAACGCTTTTGGGAAGTAAAAGAGTTTGGAGAACGGGTGCGCAAAGAAGTGCCAAACTATAACTTAGAATGGACTCCACTGTTTGATGAAATGAGTGTAAATGCAGGCCCGTGGGAATACAAAGATCCTGCAAAAGTAGAGTTTTTAGAAAAAGCACAATTTGAAAGTGTGCAAACTATTTCGAAACCTCACAGACAAAACAAAGCAATTAGCAATGCACATTACGACACAGGAATAGAACCTGTAAACAGCAATAAAATTATTGCTGCCCGACAAAACTTTTTTGCTGGGTGGAAATGTTTTGTAGATGATGCACTTTTTATCAATCCACGTGGTGATATCAGTAGTGCGAGTTGTGGCGTAGGTAATAATCACGGAAATATATTAGATAAAGACTTGACATTTGATTTGCAACCAGTTATATGTAGTAAACAACATTGTCATTGTGGAACTGATATAATTATTCCAAAGGAACCTATTAATGATTGATCATTTGTTTATTAACGGGTGCAGTCATACAGCTGGAAGTGAAATTGAAGGCAGTGGTATAGGCGAAGGCAACTATAACAGAGAAAATTGTTATTCTGCACAAATAGCAAAAAAACTTAATTGGAAATATACAAATATTGCCATGCCTGGCGGCAGCAATGATTATATCAAAAGAACAACATTACTTTGGATATTAGATAATCCTAAACAAGCAAAAACCACACATTTTTTTATTAATTGGACAGGTGCTGAACGCACTGAATATTTTTATGATCATTTGGATGAGCACAGTGACACAAACAAGTTTATTCCTTATACACCTGATAAAAATGTATTACATTTGCATCCTCAACATTATCCTGATTGGGCTCCAGTTTCTATACGTAAAAACTTAGATTCATTAAGTAAACATCTTTTTATTAATCCTGTGCAATGGCAAGTAAACAGGTATATGAATATAATTGAATTACAAAGTTTTTTCAAAGCAAATAATTTAAGTTATACATTTAGGAATAGTTTTCAAGCATGTGAAAATTCTAAAAGATACAAATATTATGCTGATAAAATTGACAAAGAAAATTTTTTATATTGGGATGATGAAAATTACAGCTTTTTTGAAAATTGTCTAAACCAAGGACACAGTGTTGAAGGACAAATGTATTGGCATCATAGATTGCCTGCTCATACATACTGGGCTAATGAACTTTGGGAATCTAATTTTAAATTGTATTCATCAAACCATTTATAATTCTTTTGCAAAACATTATAATTGTGCATCAACCTTGGTATCAATTTTTTGTAAATTTTCCTACAATCTTCTATACTAAATGAATCTATATATTTTATAGTATTACAAACTTCTACCAATCTGTCGCTTGTGCATTGGATATCATCATAATCTTCAGGCCAAAAGTCACTGAATGTTTTGTATCCCATTTCTTTCAAATATTTTAATGTGTGTGGTGCTGCTACTAAAACAAATGGTCTAAAACTTTTCATTGCATTGAGTGTCTTTTCGCTGACATTTGGCCAAGGTTGAGTAACTCTACTTTCGTTTATGATTGCGCAAAACACACGTTCGTAGGTTTTATATGGATCTTGTGTTCTACGTCTGTTATACATACCTGGCGTATTGTAATCAGGATCGCCTTGTTTTAAATCGCAAGATATAGGATTTTTAACTTCAAAACTCAAAGGAAGTTGTGGTTGCAATAATTCATTTCCTTTTAATAGTGATTGACTCATAGCAGGATGTTTATTTGCAAACTTTTCCCAATCAAACCACATATTTGCAATCATGTCTTCGTTGCTTGATTTATGATAAAAACTAATCTCGTTATCTTTTGTCAATCCTTCGCTTGCAAGAAATGCTGTTATAAAATGTCTACTTGGATCATATCTCCATGACCCACTAAAAAACTTCTTTCTAATTTTTTTATATTCTATAACTGGATAGATATCACCTGGAAGCATGCCACTTCTGTTATATTCTTCTTGTAATTGAAATCTACTACTATACCAACTTACAAATAAATCCATGCTTCTTAATTTTATATAGGGATATATTTTTTGATAATATTCCCAACTTTTATGATCAGTGCAGTATACATACAAATCTATGTCATTTTCTTTAGCCCATTGATTTAATGTATCAAGTTCGTAGCATCTAATTTTGTTTAATTTTTCAGGCTCGTTGTCAATTTTAAGAATATGAGGTTCTAGTTTTCCCCAAGGATTAGGAATATAGTGTGTAAGCACTTCCATAAAGAAAAAATGCACACGCTGAGTTTTCAAAATGTTGGTGTGTGTATCACTTATAAAAAGTTTATCTAGATTAGGAATATTATGAGTGCCATTGTAGATTATTAATGGTTCTTTAAATTTACCAACAAAACTTTCTTTGGTAATATCCATCAGCATTTCTATTTTGCTTATTTGTCGCAACGGTGCTCTATTACCGTCTTGCATTATTAGCTCAGGTAGGCATTTATTTCTTGGGCTAAAGTAAAGACAATTAAACCAGTTATATGACACTATGACTCCGATGTTTTTTAAATATACGTAGTTATTTATTTGGAGTAATTTTTATGGCCCTCTATTTTCAAAAAAATAGTCCTTTGCTAGTTGATCGAGAAACAAACGGTAAAAGCATGTATTTTTTCTCAACCGACGATCAAGACGAATATAAAAAGAATTGTAAAAAAATGCCAAAAGACTGGAAATATCATAAAGAAACAATTCAATATAATTTTAACAGCCTAGGTTATCGAACGCAAGAAATAAATGATATTTCAAAACCTTTTCTACTTGCAACTGGATGTAGTTATACAGAGGGTGTTGGGTTAAACACTGAAGATATATGGTGTAGTATGTTAGCAAATGAGTTGCAACTTGATTTAGTCAATATAGGAAAACAAGCTAGTAGTCCTGAAGTTCTACATTTTAACAGTCTTTTATGGAAGTTAAATAATTTACCCTTGCCAAAATTAGTAGTAGCACAGTGGCCACAGATTACAAGAAAACAATTTGGATTTGAAGATGATGATGGCAGTATTCGTTGGAAAGATATGAGTGGAACAAGATCAATTGACGGAAAATGGTGGGGCAAAAGATACATTCAAGACATAGGAGAACTTAAAAAATCTGTGTTTGCAAGTATTGAAAGCTTCAATCTAGTATGGCAAAGTTTAGGAGTTCCTGTTGTAAACTTTACTTGGGAAGGAGAACTAGATTTTTTATTAAGTGTTGATATGCAATATATTAATCCTACGTCAGGAAGCATGGAGGCTAGAGATTGTATGCATGACGGAGTTGAATTTCACAGACAAACTGTGGATCAATTATTAGCCTCTAACAAGATCTAATGTGCAACAATGAAAACACCCACCTAGTGTTCTAGCATGACGCAGCGGTAGCATAGCACATTCAATACCATGTGCTTCTAATGCTTTACGTGTTGGTTCTTGATGTTCTTCTAACACAACAAGATTAGGGTTCACACTAAACAAGTTTACATTCCAAGTCCATATACTGCTATTACACAGTCCAGGATAGTGTCCAGCATCAACAGGATCTGGTGCCCAAATTACATCCCAGGTGTTGAATGGTGCAGGCAAAACGTCCATGCTTTTAATTCTACTTGGATTAGCAAGTAATAGTCCTTCACGTAAGAAAGCAATGGTGCTGTCAATGTGCATATAACTGTAAACATCTTCAAGGCGATGAACACGTATGTTGCCTGGCTCAGAAAAACTATTTTCAGGTTTGTTTATCCATGTGCTTAAATAAGCAGCACCTGCTTTGTTGCCACTATTGCTTACCAAATACAAAATATCGTCGTTGGCTCTAATTGCGTTAGCAGCGTCAAAGCATGGTGCTACTTCAGTGAGGGCAAGGCGATCTGGATCTCCGACACAGGATTCGTCATACAATCCTGTTCTGTCTATGCTGTGTCCTATTTCAATAGGAGCAACACCAGGCAGTAGATGTCGCCATTCTGTTTCTCTTGCTGCGAGGGCCATTGGAGCAGCAAAAGCTCTGTTGCCATGAACAAATACAGTATCACGTGGGCAGTAGTTATAGTATTCAACTTCTGGTGTGCGCTTAGGTCTGACAACTTCGACACCTTCGCCTTCTAAAAACTTTACAAAAGTTTCAAGATCTTCGTTTGATTCTTCTACAACTTGATCAGGATATAGACCAGCCTTTACATCACTTACATCCTGCCTGTCTGCGTAATTAATTACACGTAGACTTTCGTCCATCTCAGGAATGCGGCAATAGTCAGCGACTCCAACACAAACCTTTTTCAATGGATCCCATTCGTTTACACTATAAATATTCATACAGTATTTAAGGCAATATATGCGCAGATTATTCACATTTGGTTGCAGTTTTACTCATTACTATTGGCCTTGTTGGCCTGAAATTTTAGATAGAGAATTAACTGACACACAAGTTTACAATTATGGTTTAGCAGGTATAGGTAATGTTGGTATTAGCTATAGAATTATGGAAGCTGATGTAAAACATAAATTTACAGAAGACGATGAAATTATGATATTATGGACCAGTTGGAATCGAGAGGATAGAATACTTGGCGAAGGATTTGCACAATACGGCAATGTTTTTAGTAATATAGGTGAACGTATTTGGAATAAGTATCACAAGTATTTTTGGAATTGGGAACACGATATTGTAAAAAATGTCACTGCTATAAATCAAGTAAATGGCACATATAAAGATTTAATAAAATTTCAAGCAAGTGCATTTAAGTCTTCTTGGGAAGATACTGAAATAGCTGGACCTGTTGTAAATAATTTGTATAATAAATTTGCTGCTACATTACCAGAAATGAAATATTTTCAAGCAGAAAAAGGCAGTAAATCTTTTGGTGTTTTAGATGATTCACATCCTGATATTATAGATCATTTAGATATAGTTGAAAATATTATAGGCGTTGAAGTATCCAATGAAAATAAAAATTATTGGCAAAATTTGCAAAAACAAATACAAGATGGTAAAAAAATAGAAGATGTATTTGATTTTAATCCAAGAGAGTTTATGAAATGAATTTCCCAATTGATAATAATGGATGTATTTGGTGGTTTGTATGGGCTCATAGTGTGAGTGTCCAAATGGCTGACGAGTTAAAAAAAGAAATGCAACGTCCTGAATGTAAAACTTTATATTTGATAGGATTTGAAGAATATGAAATTATTTACATTTTTAATGATAAAAACTCTTGGAAAGAATTTCTTGCATTTGCAAATGAAAATAATGTAAATGTTTATTTGTTTAGACCAGCATACTTAGGTAAATTAAATCATAGACATTACATTACACAAGGTAAAAACTTAGTGCAATTTATGCATTACTTTGCAAACGCAGTTTTACATTCTCATATAGATCGAAATTGGAAATTACATAAAGTTAATAAACCAAAAAAATTGTTTACAAGTTTAAACAATAGAGGGCATCCTCATCGATGTATTTTTATGGATATGTTGTATAAAAACAAATGTGAAAATTATGGTCACATTTCTTGGTCAACAAACAATATTTCACAAGAACACCAATGGAAATATTTTACTGATTATATGATTGCTAAAAGATTAGATTGGAAAGGAAGGGACGGCGAAATACTATACCCTCCAGAGCAATTTAGTGATAGTGCATTGAGTGTAGTTTGTGAAAGCAACACAGAATGTTTGTTTATGACAGAAAAAACTTTTGTGCCAATCTTACATCAACGTCCTTTTATTACATTTAGTGTGCCTAACTATCATAAAGCACTTGTTGAATTAGGATTTGATTTATATGATAATCTTTTTGATTATAGTTTTGACAGTATAGAAGACGATGAAGCCCGTGCAGATGCAGTGTGGCAACAGGTAGCAAAATACAAGGATCATAATTATTCACGCATATATGATGCTTGCGAATATAAAATAAAACATAATTTTCAACATTTAATTGAAATGATTAAATCAACTGAAAATATATTTCCTCCAGAAGTATATAAAAATTTTTCTACTACTAATAATGAACATTTTAATAATCATTATAAAGATAAAATATTTTTTGATTCAAAACGTATAAACAAATGGATTATTCAAAATGGATAGATTATTTGCTTTTGGTTGTAGTTTTACAAGGTATGGCTGGCCTACATGGGCAGATATTATGGCACTTGATAAAGGTGTAGACTTTTATAATTTTGCAATTGCTGGCTTGGGTAATGTTGGTATTGCAAGTAGGGTGTTTGAAGCAGATGCTAAATTTAATTTTACAGAACATGATAAAATTGTAATACTATGGTCTGGTTTTGAAAGATTTGACTGGATAACAAATACTCATTGGGAAAATTATGGAAGTGTGTTTCATGCACCAAAAGAACGTAGGCTTTGGCATCAACGTAATTGGAGTGTAACTAACGATATTGTAAGAAACTATACCTCTATTTTATCAGTAAATAAATCTTTTAAAGAAAACATATTATGGCAAGCCCATGCATTTGATCCAATACTTGCAGAACACGGATTATCTGGTATAGATTATTCTCAACAAGATCTAAAAATTGCAAAAGGCTTAAAAAATTTATATGACAAAAAGCTACCTAATATTACAGTTAGAGAATTTGACGATTTGAAATTATGTTTTAAGGTTGTAGAAGATATTCATCCAGATATTGCTAGTCATAAAAATTTATTAGTTGAAAATGTTTACAAAGACTTAGGCTGGACATTAACTAAATCTACACATAAATTAATAGACCAATTGCAACATGATATTGAGATATATGTTCAAACAAATCGTATTAAGGATTCGCATATATTGCAAGATTATTTGTGCAGAGAGCTACGTAAAAACGACAAATACCAACCTATTCACAGATTATTCAAATCATATGAGCTACCTGATCATATATATTAGGATAATCTTTCCATGTCCACAATTTTGGAGTAGACCTAATAGCATCTGGCAGTTTGTCTAAACCTAATTGTGCTGTTTCTGGCGTCATGTAATAATGGTAACCCATACTGTTAATATCTTGTTCTGCCCAAGGAGCATTTCTGTGTCTACCGTCATATCCTAATTTTATTAAATCATCTTTTTCTTCTTTGCTGCTTAACAAAATCATGCCACCTCTGCCTAAACTAAGATGCTTCCGGTATTGAAAACTCAAACACATGTAACTATCTTTTATATAACTGTTTCGTCTCCATAAAACAGCAGCATCATATATGTTGCTGTGTAAGTTATAATATTCTTCCCATCTACAGTTAGCCCAAGATACAGTTGCTCCTATTTTTTTAGCTGCCATTGGCACACTTAAATATGTTTGTTTTGGAACCGTAACATGTTTTATTTGTTTATAACGCAAAACTAATTCAATAGCATGAGTGCAGCAGTCGGTGCTTACAGCATACGGAGCACCAAAAAAATCTGCTATTTGTCTTTCAAACTCATCTACAATATCGAACATAATGTATTTAACCACCAGATCTAATAAACATATACTTAATGGATTGTAAATATAGTAAGGAGTTTTACATGAAAATATTACTAACTGGATCTAGCGGATTTATCGGACAACACTTGTTGCCAAGATTACAAGCAATTGGAGAAGTCCATGAGCTTAAAACAGATTTAACACATCACACAGGAATACAACAAGAAGTAAAGTCAGTGAATCCTGACATTGTAGTTCACCTTGCTGCTAGAACTGAAGTGCAAAAAAGTTTTTATGAACAAGTAAGTTTTAGTGAAGTAAATTATGTTGGCACAGTTAATCTTATCGAAGCATGTAGACAACTTAGCACGTTACCTTATTTTGTATTTGCAAGCACAATGGAAGTTTATGGCTGGCAACCTATTTCAGATGAAGTAGAAAAGACCGGAACTTATAAAGAAAGCGTTGCTTTTGATGAATATACTCAGCCTAATCCAAATGCTCCTTATGCTGTTGCTAAGTATGGTTGTGAAAAATATTTAGAATATGCTGGTAGAGCATACGGTTTGCCTTGGGCAAGTTTTAGACAAACAAACAGTTATGGACGTAAGGACAATGATTTTTTTGTGACAGAACAAATTATTGCTCAAATGATCAAAGGTGATACTTGTAATTTAGGATACGCAGAACCATATAGAAACTTTATTTACATTAGTGATTTGTTAGATGCATGGATGGCAGTCATTGAAAACAGAGATGCATGTAAAGGAAACTTCTATACAATTGGACCAGATGATCCTCGTAAAATTAGACACTGTGCAGATTACATTGCTGAACAATTGAATTGGACAGGAAAAATAAATTGGGATACAAAAGATCCACGTCATGGTGAGATTTGGTGGCTCAACAGTAATCACAACTTGCTTACAAGTAAAACAGGGTGGACGCCTAAAGTATCTTATGAAGAAGGTATTGAAAGGACCATCCACCATTGGAAATCGATACTGACCTAGCTTATTCAAATAAAAAACATACAAGGTATACAAACCCTTTTGGTTTGCAATATCTCCCCTATGAAGAATGGCAAGGCAACGGAAAATATTTTTTTATTGAACATTTTAGACGCAGAGAAGAACTGGACTACATAAAAGAACTGCACAAACCAAATGTATTTTTGATACTACATGATATTTTAGAAGGATTTGCCTACAGAAGATTTAGTAAAATTGATAGTTTTGTTGTAAAAAATAATTTACAAGGAAAAGTGTTTTTCGCAACTTCTCTTTTAGATGCAGAAAAAGAATATGCTAAATGGCCGCTTTCTGGAAATTTTAAAACGTTTTATTATCCAGAATGGTATCATAGAGTGTATGATAATTTAATAGATTATCGTTTACATAAAATAAAATATCTAAAACCAACATACTTTTGTTGTCTTAATAATCGTCCTCACCCTCACAGACTACAAACGGTGACACTAATAGATTATTTTGATTTATTAGATAAAGGCATAGTCACGTGTTTAGATACACAATACGAAACTCTTAACAATCGTATGCCATATGAACAAAATGTTATGTCTTATAATCAAAATTATACACAAGAAATAAGTTTTATACTGAATAATCAAAAAGAAATTACAAAAACAAAATTACCATTGAATTTTGATACAGAAGATTTTTCTCGTGGAAGTAGACCTCATGATTACAATAATATGATTTACAACGAATGTTTGATAAATGTAGTTACCGAAACACATTATGGCAAAGAACACAATTTACATCATCATATATTTTTTAGTGAAAAAATATGGAAACCAATTGTTTGTAAACAAGCATTTATAATGGTTGGACCTCAATATAGTTTAAGATATTTACGTGAGCTTGGCTTTAAAACTTTTGATAGCATATGGGACGAAAGTTATGACGAGTTGCCAGAAGATAAAAGACTTTACAAAGCTATAGAAACATTGTATAATATAATTAATAAGCATAGTGTGGAAGAACTAAACAGCGTTACATTAGAAATACGTAAACACAATTTTAAACACTTCCAAAAAATAAGAAAAGAAATGGTTAAAACATGCTGGTAAACTTGGACGATGTGGCATTTTGGATGGACGCTGTGCGTAACAGTGAAAATCATTTTGGAGTGCTTGAAAGTTTTTGGAAAGGTCAAATACAAAGCAAAGTTTGGCTTATTGAAAAACTAACTGGTTATGCACCCATAAAACCTTTGGACATAGTTATCCACGGCGGCTGGAATGGAGTGTTAAGTAGTTTACTGTTCAATAGTAGACTTGACATTAATGATATACGCAGCATTGATATTGATCCTAGCTGCGAAGAAACAGCAAACATGATGTGTAAACGTCAAGAAATGATAGGCAAGTTTACAGCAATTACCGCAGACATGTGCAAATATAAATATGAGTATGAGCCTGACGTAGTTATTAACACAAGCACAGAGCATATTACCCAAGAACAATACAACCGTTGGTTGAGTAATGTGCCTGATAATAGTTTGCTTGTGTTACAAAACAATAATTATAAAGAAGTGTCAGATCATGTTAGGTGCTATGATAGCCTACACGAATTTGTTAAAGCAAGTGAGCTAGGAGATATAATGTATAAAGATACACTCAACTTGCCATTATATGATAGATACCTATTGATCGGACGTAAATGAAAGATTTTTTAGATTTATTCAACAATAGACTAAAAGCAGAAGCAACAGAAACATTTTGCGCTTTGCCTTGGATACACATGGCAACACGACCTAATGGAGATATGCGTTTGTGCTGTAGTGCTAATGCCAGCGGAGCAGGCACGGATCATACAGTGGGTATTGTAAAAGACGATAGCGGACAGCATATAAACTTTGCAACAACATCTCCTATGGAAGCATGGAACAGCGAATACATGCGTAGTGTTAGACGCACTATGATGGACGGAAAAATACCTGCAAGTTGTAGTAAATGTTTTGCTGAAGAATCAAAAGGTGTAGTAAGCAAACGTGTGTGGGAAACAGGAACGTGGATGGAACGTGGTCTTGATATACAAGATTTATTAAACGAAACACACAAAAATGGATACTACAAAGAAGAACTACAATATTTAGACCTACGTCTTGGGCATACTTGTAATATCAAGTGTGTAATGTGTTCGCCACATGATAGTAGCAAGTGGGTAAAGGACTGGAAAGTATTAGAGCCACAGCTAGAAGATCCAGAAGTCAAAAGACAGATGCAGTGGGATAAAGCTGCTTTCAACAACAAGTGGCATGAACAAGAAATATTCTGGGACGACTTATACAAACAAATACCCAATCTACGTGAAGTATACTTTGCTGGCGGCGAACCACTAATGATTGCTGAACACAAAAAGTTCATTGAAGAAATTGTTAGACAAGGATACAACAAACGCATACGTCTACGCTACAATACAAATGGCATATTGGTCGATAAAGATTTAATTGAGTTGTGGAGTCATTTTGAAATAGTAAAAGTAGGTGTTAGCATGGACGCTGCTGGACCACGCAACAACTACATACGTTATCCTACTGACTGGGATACAGTAGAACGCAATTTACACATTTTGGATAATACACCAGACAACATACGCCCAAGTATTGCTACTGCTATACAAATTTTCAACATAAAACATTTGCCAGATTTTATACATTGGAAAATATCACAGGATTTTAAAAAAGTCAACACAGAAGAAATCCGAGGTGTAAAAGCAGGCGGCGGCTTAGTGAACATGCACCTACTATACATACCAACGTTTTTGAGTATACAAATATTGCCCAAAGAGGACAAAGCAGAAATACGTGAATTGTTTGGTAAATTTAAAAACTATCTGCGAGATAATTGGACAACGGACTCTACCTTTTGGGAACACAATCCTTATGGTTGGAGACGCTGGGAAGCAATATTGAATCACATGGACGCAGACGACAAGAGCCACGTGCTGCCAGGGTTCAAAGAATATGTAAACAAACTAGATGCTATCAGAGGAGTTGATGCTAAAACAGTGTTTCCTGAATTAGCACATTTGTTATGAAGCATATTGAAAATCACGATACTGACTTTGTCATTGAATTAGACTTGGGCAACACTTGTAATTACCGGTGTAGCTATTGTTTTCCTGGTGCCAATGAAGGCACAGTGCGCTGGCCTGACGTAGGTAGATTAGAAACAGCACTGCTGAAATATATCAAGCAACATGACAGACCCACTAGACTGTATTTGATTGGTGGTGAGCCTACACTGTGGAAACACCTACCGAGGTTGTGTAATACACTTAAAATGGCACATGATATAAAAATATGCTTGAGCACCAATGCCAGTCAAAGTCTCAGTTGGTGGAGAAGACACTGGCATTGTTTTGATGTGGTCCATATCAGTCTACATCATGAATCGGGAAATCCTTCTCATTGTCTCAGTGTTGCCGAATTGTTATACGATTACCGTGTAGAAACAAATATTGACGTGTTGATGGATCCTGAACACTTTGAACGCTGTAAGACGCTTGTAGACGCTGTAACGGGCGGTATAAAGCTGTTTCCAGTGCTTGCTAAAACTGTTTTGTATGATGGCAAACATCGCTATAACGAGGAACAACTCGAGTATGTGCGTGATCCAATCAAGCAATATCCTGATATGGATTGGTATCAAGAAGTCCAACGCAAACCAAGGA